ACCCTCTTGATTACTAATAATAAAATTCCCCACAGGATCAGAGTAATCCTGGTTTTTGGCAATCTTACCATACTGAGATGAGATTACCTTGCTCACATTCTCAAAACAATCATCATAAATATGAGCGCTCTGACTAATGGTAATCAATGGACCTAGTTTGAGGGATTGATGGGAACTCAATAAAGCACTATAAATATATTTCTGTAAAGCCCTTAAACCCATGGCATTGGCTGGCCATGCTGAAAACATATCATTACTACGAAAGGTTGCGGTTAAAGACAGTTCACCGCTGACTACCCTTACCCAAATATGATTTAAACATGGGGGATTAGATTCATCGTGGTCTTCTTTAATATCCCACAGAGACATTACAGCCCTGGCGGAATTAATGTCATGGGTTAGCTTTTCAATTACCTGTTGAACCTGGTCTTTACCAAACCAGGAACGTAACCTTTGTCCATAGGTGTATTTTATCCCTTCTTGACTAGGCGCGTCCTCTAGTATCTGAGAAATATATTCTTGTAAAAAACTTCTATCTACTGGCAAATAGTTGGGTTCAGGAAAGTAAAAATCATCAGGTTCATTGGTAATAATTGCCATTAAATCTATCAATTCCTGCCACGTTCCATCATGGCTAGTGGGTCGGATCACCCCGGTTGTTTTAATTCTATGGATGATTTTTACCCAGGTTTCTGCAATGGTTTTACCCTCTATTCTGTGACCATAGAGGGGTCCTGGTAGGGTATTTGATTCAATTGTACTCATAGGAAATTCTAAGGGCATTCCCCAAGGTGCAACGGGTTTTTTAGTTGCATAATCTCTGACCGCTTTAACAGCTTGGGCTATTGATTGTACTTCTTTGATTTCTACAGACTCACGCAATTTTTCTAAAACATTCATATCAATCTCGATGTCAATATAGCCAGTAATAGAAGAAGAAATTACCCAGGTTTTTCTGCCAATATCACTAATACCTTTATTGAAACCATAACGAAAAAAGTCAGCTAAACATTGACAGCCACCTGCGTTTTTGTCTTCTTTGGTTCCATTGAGAATTACTAAGTACCTAACATGAGGATTTAATAGCAGATTCCGAACCACTAAGTTAATCCCTCTTGTGGGTGAGTATAGTTGCCCAATAACTGCATATTCATGGTTACTCAAATGTTTTTGGACTGCTTCTTTGATAGTCCATCCTGTTATCAATGCAGTCTGTCCAGTTCCTTGAATTAATTGAGTTGGCTTGTACTTGGCTGTATATTCCCCTGGTTTTTCAGTCATGGTTTTTTGCTGATTTTAATTATTAATTTCTATAAAAATAATACCATAAAATGAGAGTATTATTGACAAACTAATCAATTAATATTATTATTAAATATAGTATTAATACGAGTAACATTCCCACAGATCATGAAATTAATTTGCTCTCAATCTGAACTTAACGCCAATCTTTCTTTGGCTAGTCGTGCTGTTCCCTCACGCCCAACTCATCCGGTACTTGCTAATATTTTGTTAAAGGCTAACAGCGACACTGATCAAGTGGAATTAACTTCCTTTGATTTAAGTTTAGGCATTTGTACTACTTTTGATGCTCAGGTACTAGACGGTGGTGAAATTACCATACCCTCTAAACTGCTTTTAGATATTGTTTCCAAACTACCCCAGGGTGACATTACAATCAGTAGTGCTGAAGAAGAAAGCGGTGGCATTACTGTCACCTTAAAACCTAAAAGCGGTCGCTATCAAGTCCGTGCTATGAATGCTGATGAGTTTCCTGAGCTGCCAACAGTTCACGAGGTAGAACCAATTGAGGTTTCTGCTTCGGCACTTAGCGAGGGACTGCAACGTACTCTATTTGCTACTAGCTCTGATGAGACTAAACAGGTTATCACTGGTGTGCATTTTTTCCTAAAGCGAGATAGTATAGAATTTGCCTCTACCGATGGACACAGATTAGCGGTAGTGGAAACCAGTCGTGAGTCAGACGAGGATCAAGAATCAGAGGTGACAATTCCTGCTAAAGCGTTACGAGAATTGCAAAAAATGTTAAGTCAGGGTTCTGCGTCTGATCAGGTTGAGATTTACATAGATCCGGTACAAGTAGTATTTGTGCGTGGAAACCAAAGATTAACCAGTCGCACATTAGAAGGATATTATCCTGCTTATAATCAATTAATTCCCAGGCAATTTGAGCGAGAAGTAACAATAGACAGAAAACAATTTATTAGCACCTTAGAACGGATTTCTGTGTTAGCTAGTCAGAAAAACAATATTGTCAAATTGTCTTTAGATAGGGACAATCAACTAGTAATTTTGTCCTGCGAAACTCAAGATGTGGGTAGTGCTATAGAGTCAATACCAGCCCAAGTTTCTGGTACTGATATTGAAGTCGGGTTTAATGTTAGATATCTTTTGGAAGGACTTAAAGAGTTATCTTCCGCCGAGATTCAAATTCACTTAAATCATCAGTTGCAACCAGTCATTTTTACTCCGTTAAGTGGATTAAAAATGACATATTTAACCATGCCTGTGCAAATAAGAGATTAAATATTTACCCTGGTAGTTGCTCGCTCTACTATTGATTTATTGTGCATTACCAGGGTTTTACAACAGTTTAATTTTTGTCCTTTATTGCTTCACCGATCATAGTAGATAGCATCTTTAATTGTGGTTCGCATTTTCCCATGTCTTCATTAAAAAACCAATTTTCAAAGAAAGATTTACTCCATTCAACTAATATAAATCCAGCGAAATTTTCTTTATAATAAAATAAATATATAGCATAACGTCCCGTGTCTCTACTGCTTAACCAAGTGGAACAAACTTCACCTTCACTACCGCAGTAAGAGTAGGAAATTTTATTATCAATCATAGGTTTAATAGCACTATCAAAAAAATGCCTAGAAATCGGCGGGCGACTAGACATTGAATGTTTGCCACTAGATGCTACTTCTAAAAATATAGAATGATTGTCTAGGTGGAACTTAAACAAAGATATTCTGACTGCTTTTAAGTCATACCTAATCCTTTCCATCATCGCGTTTATTTCTGCGATTTCCAAGGAAGATATGTTGTTAAACATTTGCTGACTACCAACAACTTCAATAACAATATTTTTAATTTGCTCAATAACTCGCTTAACCAAAGCCTCACCCATCATGGATACAATGGTTGTAAAAATACACCCAGAAAGAATTATTAAGGCTTTGATGATATCAAGGGATCTTAGTGCATCACTAAGTTCATAGTAATCTTCTTTTTTCTGGACTTCTGTTTTTTGAGGAACAGGTGCTTGGGCTTTGATCAAAGATGACTCATTTCCTGCAATTGCCTTTTTAGTAATTCCGGTTTCAGAATGTATTGCCGTTTGTAGCACCAACGACAGAACCATCAACTGTATTAATAAGTTATTTTTTTTCATAAATTACCTCTACCAGATGACTTTAAAAATAAAAAACTCGCGGAGGAGGCGCGAGTGGTTATACAACAGGGTAACAGCCAAAAGACTTTTTTATTATACCATTTATTTTTATTAATGTGTGCAATAAAAAAAAGATGGGAGCGCAGTTTCCCATCCTGGGGTCTTATTACACATTGACATTATATCAGGTTTATGCCTTCATACAATAGCCTGTAACCTAATTTTAGTCTTTCTAAAAACTTGGTGGTGTTTCTATTTTTCCACAATTGATTTTTGTGGTCTATAATCCAATTCTTGGGGTCATGACAGATAGTTTGATGACAACGTAAGCAAACAGGAAATACCGATTCTCCTATGACATCCTTGCCGTAGTAGGCATGATGTAATTCATCTGATTTGCTAGTAATGCAATAACAGCATAGCCCATGGGTTGACTTGTGAGCGATCGCGCATTGTTGGCGATACTTTCTAGGATTTCCGTATCGCTTACTGTAGTCTATTTTGGATTGAGTATTTTTCATAGTTCCCAACTGCATAATTGATCTTTTTGGTGGGAACTTGAGTGTTGATTTGACATGGGAGTAGTAGGTTCAAAAACTATTTTGATCTTAACTTAATTCAGGGGAGAAAACTTTGTTTTTTTTAATTTTTGCAGACTTGCTATTGCTTTTGTGTTGTCTCTACAAGCATAGTAAAATTCTTTGTTACTAGGAACAACATTGCTTTGAGCAATGCCGTCCTGAATAAGTATTGACAATATTCTTCTGACTGTATATGCGGACAATTTAAAGAACAACAATGCAACAACATCTTTTACAGACAACGCTTTATCTGCGGTTTTTAAAACTTCTAAAACAAGGGCTTTGTTTCTGTCTCTTGGTACATACATTGCGGGAGCTTTGTTCAATAAGTCTTTTTTCTCTATACTTACCCAAAAGATAATATGCCAATCAAATGAGGTGATTAAATTTTGTTTTTCAAGACTTTTTAAATGGTAGTAAACCTTTTTTGCACTCATATTTAAAGTTAGTGCCGTTCTTATGTCCTCTGTGGACATGGGTTTATTGGACTTTTTGATTTCATTAAGTATTGATTCTCTTAACAATTTACACTTAGTTTTTATCCCTGGGGTCTTTTCTTTTTTGGGTTTAAGTCGCTTATATGGTGTTTTAGGCTTTCTTAATTTTGCCTTCTCAGGGTGTTTTGGGGGTTGAACAATGGTTTCAGTGGGTTCAATATTTTTCTGTTGCTTGCTGTCAAAATTACTGCAAATTAGAGATACTTTAAGTTCCCCTACCCTACCAGTTATCTTAATACATCTTGCTGCTTCTAATCTTTTGATTAAACTATTGCCAAAGTGGTTTAAATCCCTTAGTTCAACATCGCCACCCCGCGTTTTTATGTAGTCTAATACTTGCTGTGGGCTAAACATAATCTTCGCTCTAAACCAAAATTAAAAAAATAAATTAGTGAACTTTTGTTATTATACAACAATATATTAGCATAAGTAATCAAACATAAATAACGATAATTTTTAATGCTTAAAAAGAGTATACAATTACTCATATACTCTTTTGCCAGCAAAGTATTCATTATGTTTGTTGACAGATTTGATAACAAGTTAGTGGCATCAAATCTAATCCTCTTAATGTTTTAAAAGTGTCAACTTCACGTCTTGAATTAAACAGTCTTGCTTCCCTTATTTTGGTGGTGAAAATAATGTCATAAAGTCCAGTATTCTTATGAATTAATCCCTGTTCTGACCCTAAGATAAAGCCCTCTAACTTCTTACTCATTTTCCCATTCCTCTTTTAATTTGGACGCTAGTAACTCAATCCCGTTATCATTTAGTTCCTGTTCGGTCAAGTGTTTCCAGGCTGCTTTTAGTTCATCGTTGGTGGGGAATCTCTTTAATTCTTTAATCCATTCAATCAGTATTTCGTAATAGTTAACTGCGTCTTGCTTAGGAGCAGTTTCTTGGGGTTCGTTGACCTGTTCCATTGCATCAATATCAAATACCGGAATTAAGGCTACAAATGGATTACCACGAGTAGGAATTACCAGGGCATATCTCACCTGTTCTTTGTCTAAGAGTTCACACACTTGACTAAACAAATCAGATATTTCTGCTTTGACATTTAACAATTCTGGCATTTTAGTAAGTACATAATTGGACACTTTCCCCAATGCCAAAAAGCAAATATTTTTAAGTGCAGGACGGGAAAAACCTGTGTAGGTACTTAATGGGTTTTGTCCCATAAAGATGCCGTGAATTTTCATGGCTGCGGTGAAATTAATAATATAATTCCACATAGCACAAAGGTTCATTGCTGTGTCTTTCGGCACTTGTCCAACTAGTCCTTTACCTTCACCATAAACAACATTAACCTCATCCTGAACCAGGAATATTTCACTTAATCCTTCACCCCTGCGGTTGTTTTTAAACTCATCCTGACGTGCATCTATAACTTTCGTGGCAAAAGTAACCCAATGATCTAAATTGGTTTTAAACCCATCAAACTTGCGGCTAAATTTACACAACCAAGCTGTTAAGTAATTCTTGGGATCTGAACAAAACACATAAGCTGGCCTTTGTGAATTAGCAGCAATCTTATTGATAAAAACACCTGCTAAAGTTGATTTCCCTGATTGGGTTTCTCCCCAAAAACTAAAGTGGTGATTGGCGCGATCGCTCATGTTTTGTCTAGATGAACTTTCACACAATTCATCAACCCAGAAATCATCTATCCGCACATATTCAGGATACTGAGATGCTAATTCTTGCAGTAATTGTCTTACGCTAGGATTGATAATTGCTTGTACTGATTGTTCGTCAATGGTGGCAACCTCTGGGTTAGGAATACTACGAGAACCGGGCAACTGTTTAGGCTGTTCAAGAACCGCTTGCTGTACTTGCGGTAACTCAACTAAACCATGTAGCCCAAATTCTTGTGTCCATCGGGGTCGTTCTATTTCTGGCAATAAGTTGACATAGGAAGCTAATTCCCGCTTAGAATCAATCTGAGTTCGACACTGTTCAAAGGCAAAAGACCCTTTAAGTTGATTGTTGACAATAGCTAAATTTGCCTGTTCTATGGAGTTGTAGAATTTTTCTTTTTGCTTCCTGCGATAAGATTCTCCAGTAAAACAAATACCTGAGAATAATCCAAATATTTGCTGAACCAACTTAACTGAGTTATTTTGATGGGAAAATAGCACAGGGGAAAAAGTACCTGCTATGGCTGTAATTGCCAGCGTTCCCATTAATAATCGTTCTGTCATCATTAATGGGAGAAAGTTGTCTCTATCCTTGGTAAAAGGGGTTTCACGAATCTGCATAAGGTTTTGGTAGGTTAGGTGCTAATGTTATGTAAGGGTCTTTATTCGTGGGAATTACCAATGCACAAGGAATGTATTTGTTGTCAAGTAAATCCCGTACTTCTTCAAAAAGCACACCTAATTCTGGATTAATATTCCAGTAATTAAGACTGCCTAGTAAGTACCACATCACACGAGTACCCATTGCAATAAAAGAGATGTTTTCTCGCTGTTTTTTGGTAAGTCCAATTTCTGCGATTAGTGGGCTTTGTCTTTCCAAAATGTCGTCTCTGTGGAAACCAGTTCTTTCCTGAATCATCTTAATCAAACTTGATTTACCAATACCAAATTCCCCGGTTACTATTAGTTGAGGATACTGATTTTGACTTGAGTTTTGTTTTTGTGCTACCAAACTACTGCATAGATTATCTAACCAGGAATCATCAAGTATGATGTGTTCAGGGTTGTCTAAAGCCAAGGTTTCTAATCGTTTTAAAATTCTCTCAAGATGCTGCATAAATCCCTACCATGACTGCAAATAAAGCTAAACTTCCTAGTGTGTAAATAGGTGCAAAACCTACTATGTTTTGTGTTTTATTGAGAATTCCGTGATGTTTGTAGTACAAACCTAACCAGTTATTAATGCCACTAATTATTATTAGTAATAATCCTAAAAATATTAGTGCGATCGCCCCTCCAGTGGTAACAGGAAATGCTTTTAGTAAAAAGCTTAGAAGCTGAAAGGTTGCGTAACCACAAAACAGTAACCCACCGTAAAATTCTTTATCCATTACTTACCTCCTCATGTCATATTGCAAATACAAAATCATGCCTAAGAACAATGCGATTAATAGTATTGTAATTATACCTGTGATGTCTGGAATTAACATCTTAGTCTTCCTCTTTGCTTGCTAAATAAAAGACATTTGCACAGCCAAAAGCTAATTCACTACCAACAACAAATACCCCACACAAAACCTTTAGAAACATCAAGGAAGGATTGCCTAACTGTTTTAAATTGATTTGATAATCAGTCCAAAAAGTGTAGGCTGCTATTAGCAAAAAAGCTGTTATACCGATAAAAAACACTGCATCAAATATTTGCTTCACCTCTTTATCTGCTCTAGGTTTTTCTAAAATCTTAACTAATATTTTGGGGTCAAATAAAACCGTGGTTACAGATAATTCAATCCCCAAAATCAAAGCAACTGTTACTGCACTTGCAAAGATTCTTTGCCAATATTCCGCACTCTTTAATAAGTTATAAAAGTGTGGGTACAGGGTGTAAGCATTGTACAAAAGCACACCCCAGCCAACTTTATTAAAGAATCGGAATAGAGTAGCGTCGGCTTCACTATTCCTCTTGAATATCATGAAAATATCTCCGTGGCTTGAACCGTATAGACTGTTTCGTAGGCGTTTAAGTTAACTTGAGTTTCTGCTGCGCCTAGTTGATACTTGGACACAACTTTACCGTGACTAGCTTCAATCCCTCTTAAACGTTCATCAACTTGCATTACTTTTTGAGTATGTTGAACATTCAACTCATGAAGCCTTAATAGCTGATCCATTTGCTGACTTCTGCTGGTAACTATGTCTCTTGCTAATTCTAGTTGGGCTTCTATTTCTCCAGTGTGTTTAGCTTCGTTTAAAACCTGTTGGGCGGAAACTGATTCTGGAAGGATCATTCTCTCTTTAATTCTTGCTAAAGAACTACCCATGTCCCCAATTTTTGTGACATTAGTTCCAATTCCTTTTAGATCAGTTTTATTATTGCTGGACGCAAGTCCCCCGAATATGTTGTCTAACATTTTGATGTTCCTGATTGGTTGATTTGTTGATACTTAAATATGCACAGAGAATTAATACAAGAAAGGTCAACCCCAAAAAACTAATAGTGAAAATATTAGTTATGGTTGCATCGCGCTGAATCTGTTGTTCAATGAGATACTGTTTATCTTTGTGGTAGTCAGATGAGGTGATAATCCTGTCAAGGATATCTTCAGGAATAGAACCTTTGACTGCAAACTCACCACCGGGCTTCACGGTAAGTTCTAGTGGGTTCTTCTGGGTTTGTTGGATATCCTCCTGTGTCTCTAGATGGCTGGGAAACTGCATAAATTACTATTCCTGATGCTATGAACAATTGAGCAAATATGGCCGCTACCAGCCAATAGGAAGGGCTAATAATGCCACTAATTACCCCATGCCTCGTCAAAAGCTGACTCAAATTCTTTGAGAAAGTTTTTGTTTTCTTCTGACCTCTTCTTGAGTTCTGTTGTAAACTTTTCTACAATATTTGATTCCATGCCGTCAGTTATCCCAACCAATTCATCTACAATTAAATTCTCTTTTTCTTTAACTTTTCTGGCAACAATATTTTTCATGTTTGTTGCCCGTGAAGATATTGTTTGATTTAGTTGTATGATAACTGGCTTTAAATCCTCAACAGGATTATGCCCGGTGCTTTTATTCTTGGTATTTCGGGTTTTCTTTCCTGGTTTTTCAGTCACTAAATCAATTGAGTTGCTGTTAGGAATTAATGCTATTGACCCGGATTGTTTATCAATTTCCTCAGCAATAAATTTGACGTTTGGCTCATTAAAGGTTTCAGATTCAGGGTCGTAAATACTGTTTAAATCTAACTCAACTTCATTAGCGATCGCTATGGCCTTTGCCTCTAATTCTTCATCAGAAATATCTTGAGTTAAGTAAGTTCTGATAATATTAAATACGCTCATTGGTGACTCCTAGTTTTTGTTTGATTTCTTTTTTGGCCTTGGCTGTAAAGATGCTTAACGGTGCATTTGTTCTTCACTCTATATAGCCGTCTCCTTCTGGTTTACGGATTAAAATTATCACTTGTGCATTGTCCACTATCAAACTCCCTTTTGATTTGTTGATGACTGTTTCTTACGTTTTTGTACTTACGTATTAACTGCTGTATCTTAGTTAGTTCGGCAAGTTCTTTTTCTGTTAGAGGAAAGCCATTTAGTTCCTCTGATTGGGCGTTAAAAAAGTTTTCAAACACCCCTAAAACTTCAAATCCAAACCGGATATATCGCTGTATTTGTCTTTGGCTTACGCTTAAAGTTACTCCCGCCTGTTTTCGGCTGATCTTTGGTAGATTCATCTTTCATGTCCGGGTCATGTCCGGTATGTATTCACTATAAAACCCCTCTAATAGAGCGTCAATAGATATGTGGGATTTCCCACATTTGCTGACAATTAAAGGGGTTTTGGATTAGTTATTTTTAGCTAGATTCAGAAGGAAAACAGCCACCCAGTCCGGTAATTCGTCGGCGTAGAACCATTTCTGGACGGTTGCGGTTACAGGTGGTTGTAGCCCAGTTCCTTCATAATATTTAGATATTTTTTGCTCAACCCAGTTGATACAAAACTTTTGGTAGCCGCGATCGCCGGGATTTAGTCCGGCTGCTTTTGCCTCTTTTTGGGGTAAAACTGGTTCAATTAGCTTCATTCGTGCCATAATTAGTTAGCTCCTGTGCGGGGTGACATATCCCTCTAATTGCTCTCAACAATTAGAGGGATTTTAATTTTAAAAATAGCATATTCCTCTATTAGTGTGCTATTAGTGGAAATAATAGTTTTAGGTTCTATATGACTAAGCCACGGACAAGAGAAGAGATTGAAAAGGATATTGCCACCCATCCTGACCGGGGGTTGATCAACGGCAAAAAAGTAGTTAGTGACGAACCCAGGGAAGTTCGCGCTAAAATCTCTAGTGCGTTAAAGCGCAAGGTGTTAAGAATAGGTGCGTGCTATGGCATGGACATAACGGACGTAATCAAAATGGCCGTAGCGACTTTATGGAGACAGGAACAGCAAGTAGTTGAGTCTCACGAAAAAGAGAAGGCTGCTGAGTTTGGAGTATCAGTACAAGATATCCAGATGAAATCTTTTGGTCACTACAAAAATGTCAGCAGACGAAAAAGATTAAACTTCACAAAATCTAAAGAAGATGAGTAAAATATTATTTTTGTCCCTAAACGCCATTAGGCAGTCTAAATCAGGAAGTAGTATTATTCTCAACCCACGAGACCAGGAATTAATACCAGGTGTCATAGACATCATTAGTAAATATTCAGATTGGGATATTACTGGAATTACGAACCAAGTGGGAATACAAGGGCGCAAAAAGAGATTATCATCTTGTATTCAGGAACAAATCTACACAATGGAATTGTTACCCAATTTGAGTTCTGTTAATTTCTGTACAACCTTTGATGGAAGTACGGCTTATAGGTGTCATCGTGATACTGCTTGGGTTGAGTTACCTTTTGGGCGTAATTACCGCAAGCCCGCGCCTGGTATGATTCACCAATTTATTGAGGATTATACATCACTACCACTAACCCATGCTTTAATGGTAGGTGTAAACAGAGATGATCAGCAATGCGCCTTGTCTGCTGGTATTGATTTTATTTGGGCCGATGAGTGGAGGTAAGTATGTGGAAAGTTCCATTGTTGACTATGTTGCAATACCTGAATAGTGAGTGCAATGATCTCAAGAATCAAGAAAAACAGGTAATCAAGGTTTTAGAAGCATTGGTTATTATTTGCGAAAACGAATATATAGCTGAGAAAATTCTAGACACTGCGGAAAAATACCGTAGCAATTCTCACAGTTTTACTACATTACAAGAACTAATGGAGGCAATTGTAGTTTATGAATGAAGAATACCCTGAGCGTTGGGTACGGGCTAATTGCGTAGAACTCTATAATGGTGCAATATGCGATCGCACTTGGCGGAAATACAAGCGTATATGTCGAGTACCGGACGGTCGCAAAAACCCGAAAGGGACTGAACCAATGGTTGACAAGACTTATGCCCAACGATTATTCATGCTTGCATATATGCGGTGTGAGCAAAAGCGAGGGAACAAACACCCTGCTGGTTGGCAGTCCCGTATTAGTTTAAAAGAAATAATTACACGCCTAAACCAACCCGCAACAAAAGTAGCATTGGATCAAGCGTTGGGAAATGGGGTACGCATTGATGGTGTACTAGGAAAGGATGTACCGAACTGGCTACAGAGACAGCTAGGTAAGTCTGTATCTGTGCGGACACTAAGAAGATGGGCAAAGAAAAACGGGGTAGACTTTTGCTCTCATCTCCCCGTGCCTATTCCCACATTAAACTTGTTTCTTCAGATTTAGCCCGCTTTTTGCCAGGTCTGCTTTCCTGGCATTTTTTGATTTTAGCACAAACATAACCAGGTGACAAATATGTTATTAAAAACACTAGGAATTGGAATATCAGCTTTACTGTTGATCGCAGCACCAGCAAAAGCTGAATGGGGCGGTGCTAAATGGGGAATGACCCTGGAGCAGGTGTCTAAAGTTGCACCAAACAAGCTTGAGATCATGAAAGGTACTTGCGGTGAAGACTTTAAGTTAGGCAGAGAAGTTTACAATACTTACTGGACTGGCTATAACGCTGTTTACGTTGTTTGCTATATTTTTGACAGCAATAAATTAAATGAAGTAATATTATTGTCTACTGATGTTAGCACCCATTTGGAATACTTAACCAAAAAGTACAAAAATGCTCCGGTAAAAACAAATTCTGTGGGTGATACGATTACTCCCACAGGAGCGCTTAGAAGGTACGTTAGAAGAAGCTGGAAAACCAAAGAAAAAGAGGTGACATTTAAAACTGTTCACGATGACGGTAAGCTTAAATTAGAAATGGTTATCTTTTCAAAAAACCAGGAAACAGATGATTAAAAATGATATTTGGATCAAGTCTCAAGAGGGCATGATTAAATATCAACATTAAAAGTTGTAACTGTAGCTAAAGTTTGATTTTTGTGATATAATTGTAGATGTCAAACTCTGATAAATTAAGGGTGCTGTTGGTTAATAGCCAACAGCTTTATCATTATGTATGCAGTTGCACCAAGTTCTTTAAAATTAAAGTGGGATAATGCAGTACAGTATGAATCTTTTTTCCTTTCTCAGAATTACCAGGGTGGGGTTGACGAGAGAGGAAACAGGAATCAACTTAATCAAACCACGGCAACCCAAACTTTAACCCTGACCATAGACAATCAGTTTGAATATGTAGAAATAGATGAATTTTTAACAGAAAATTTAGGTAGACCATTCTACTTTGATTCAGTTCTTTATCGTTGCGAGACATTCAAATTTACTTATTTAAGCGCAGTTGTTTTTGAGTTAGAACTAAGCTTAATTCAAGTATTCAGACCTTGACGTTATCCGTAATTTGATATATGATAATAATTAATAAACAGGAAACCAAAAGGGAATTTAAGCTATGAAAACTTGGAATTTAGAAATTAATATTATGGTCACTCCAAACCTTTCAGAGGAGGATATTGTTGCCATACTTCAGACAGAATTTGATCATCCAGAAATAGAATTTTTGGTAGTTTCAAAAGCCAAAGAAGAGAAGGAAAACAGGTTTTTAAGGGGATTTTCCCTTATTAAAAATAATTTTACTTGGTGGTCGTATCACATTGATGCAACCCCTCGTGATTGGAGAGATGATACTTTTTTCTGGAATCTTCTTAGTAGCTAAATAAGGGAAAAATGAGTGCTTGGTTAACTAGTTATACGAACAGTCAGAAATACGCAGAAGAAGCAGAACATCTGCGTAAGACACACAGAATAGAGGAGTCTACGCAGATGTTCCTTTTGGCTGCCCAAGAAGAGGAACGGGCATTAAACTCTGTTAGCCCTGGTAATACCAAGAGGGTTGCAACAATAGTGGTTAAGTGTGCGTCTCTGTACGTAAAAGCTGACAAACCTGAAAAAGCAAAAGAGATTGCGGAAAAATACTTAAACGATAAGCTGCCAGTTTTTGCCTTAAGGCAATTAAAAGAAATTGTCCGTTGGTGCAACAAGAGCATGAAGTTATCTATCAGTGAAGAATTGATTTTAAGAGCTATCTGCGATCGCACAATGTACGGACTTGAGATCAAACAAGCACTTAGCAAATGCTGCGGACATGACATTGGTTATGGGAGTTTGTACCCATCTCTGAACAAGCTGACTGAAAAAGAACTTATTGAAAAGGTTAGTAGCGTGGTAGTCAAGGGCAAAAATCGGGACTACTACCGATTAACCAAGTTAGGCACTGATGTGATGAGTAGCATAGAAGAGAATTACGTAAAGCTTAAATATTGGAAACAAAATAAATAACAAGTATTGAGTAAGCGGGCTGGGTTAACACTTGACCCGCTTTTATTTATTAATTATGCTTAAATAAAATATTGTATTAAGATTAATAAAAAAGCAGAGCAATTAACTAACATATATGTATGATTATCAGAAATTAAAATAAGAGGGGTCTTATTATGAAATGGGAAAAACTACCAAAGCCGTGGACAAAAGAACAGTGTCGTCGTCGTTACGTTGAGAGCGAGGAGGATATAGGTATCAGAAAACTAGCTGTCCAGGCTGGCTTGAGTAAGGGAACTGTTGAAGGATGGGTAAAGCGAGAATTGTGGGTAGACCAAAGAAGACGCTATCAAGACACTTTGCAGACAACTATTCAGGTTAAAACTATACACAGGGTATCCGAGAGAATATCAGATGAATTGTCTCAAATTATCATCGAAAACTACAAAGTACACAAACTCACTAGGGATTATGTAGCTAAAATAATTGAGCAAAAAGCTAGGCAACTAGCAGAAGATTTAGAACTGCCGGGAGAAGAAAGAAAGAGGGCGATTTCCCAACATAGCGCACCTGAAACAAACCAATGGTCACAAGCCCTACAGCGGTCAACAAATGCCATTAACGAGACTAGAGGAATAAAATATTATGTTGATGTTAATGCGGCTGTTGACAAACTAGCTAAAGAGGGCTACCAAATCATTGATCCAAGCAAGAATGAAGATGATGATGAAGATATATAAAGTTTTTGATGTTACTGGATGTGGTGCGATCGCGCCAGCGATCGCTATTGAACACGGACAAAGATTGTACAGATTAGTTCATCCCCATTTGTTAAATGGGGAATCATTGCAATTAGATTTTACGGGAATAGAAACATTGACTGATGTTTTTATAGGTCAATCACTTGGGTAATTATTCAGAGATATTCCTGCCCAAAAAATCAGAGAATTGATTGACTTTAAGGGATTAGATAATGACAAATATGGTATGATACAACGTACAATGAACAGAGCCTACAGGTGGTATTTCAATGAGCAAAATTAAGCGTGGACAAATTGAAGAATGGGATATTGACGAATTAACTCCCTATGGAAATAATGCTAAGTTGCACCCTGATTTCCACATTGAACAAATAGCTAATTCCATTGAGGAATTTACTTTTCTCGACCCGATAGCAGTAGATGAGAATGGTGAAGTATTAGAAGGTCACGGACGGCTTTTAGCAGCCAAGAGACGTGGTGATAGTACAATTCCCGTAATTCAAATTACTGGGCTGTCAGATGCTCAAAAAGTGGCATATCGGTTAGCACATAACAAACTGACCATGAACACTGGATTTGACCCGGAAATGTTAAAGATTGATTTTGAGTTTCTACAAGATAGTGATTTTGAGTTAGGTTTAACGGGCTTTGGGGAATTGGAATTGAGTTTTTTAGATGATGAACCGGAAGATAATAATAATGATGATAGTGGCAGTGGTGAGGATGATTATGAACAGCCAGAAGAGATTATTTCACGGGTTAAATTAGGTGAGATTTGGCAATTGGGACGGCATAAAATAGCCTGTGGTGATTCAACTGTTGAGAGCAATGTTAGGGCATTGTTGGGTGATAATTTAGCTGTTTTAGTTCATGCTGATCCGCCTTATGGCATGGGGAAAGAAAAAGATGGGGTAATGAATGACAATTTGTATGGAGATAAATTAGATAATTTTCAGATGGCATGGATTAAGGCGTGCCGTAAAAATGTAGAGGATAATGGAAGTTTTTATATTTGGGGAAACGCTGAAGATTTATGGCGGTTATGGTATTCAGGTGGTTTGAAAAAGTCCGAAAGATTGACATTTAGGAATGAAATTGTTTGGGCTAAGGGGGATGCGGGTGCAGGGGGTATCAGTCATCAAGGTGCTGAAGGTTTGAGGCTGTACCCACAAGAAACCGAACGCTGTTTGTTTTATATGCTTGGTGAGCAGGGATTTAATAATAATGCTGATAATTATTTTGAGGGTTGGGAGCCAATACGCACCTATCTTACCAGTGAAAAAGATAAAAGCGGACTAAGTAATGCAGAACTTCTTGCAGCAACAAACACAGCACATACGCATTACTGGACAAAATCACAATGGGCTTTTCCCACTAAAGAACATTACGTTACTATTCAAAACCTAGCCAAAGGTAAGGCATTCAAAAAAGAATACGACGAACTCAAAAAAGAATACGACGAACTCAAAAAAGAATATTATGCCACTCGTGCCTACTTCAACAATACCCATGAGAATATGACAGATGTATGGGAATATCCTAGAGTTAAAGGTGAAGAAAGATGGGGTCATGCCACGCCTAAACCTGTGGATATGATTTCCCGAATTTATAAAAGTAGTTCACCTGATGACGCGGTGATTTATTCTCCCTTTCTTGGTTCAGGTACAGATGTAATAGCCGCGCAACAAATAGAAGGCGATCGCACCGTGTACGGATTTGAATTGAGTCCTGATTACTGCGAAATTATCATACAACGGTTTGAGAAATTTACGGGTATTGAAGCTAAGTTAATAGGTACGCTTTCTACAAAACTAAAGGATGACACACAATCAGAAGAATATTTAAACTCACTAGGGTTTTGAATGCGCCTAACTAAATTACACTGCAAGTGTTTTGAGTGCCTATAAAATGTGTTACAATTGGTATGTAATCCCCTCGCCGGGTGGTGCGACTAACACCAAGTCCGCAGGGGAAGTAACCTAACACCGAGGTCACATGAATAATCTAGCAATTTTTGATTATAACGGACAAACAATTTCTCGCCGTCAAAACGGGTTCATCAACCTTACCCAGATGTGTCAAGCCAACGGGAAACGACTTGACAACTGGACGCGACTAAAACAAACTCAAGACTACATAAGGATTTTAAGCCGATCCCTCAGTTGTGAGGTAACGGAAATAGTGCAAGGTGGAGACCCTGGCTTACAAGGAACTTGGGGACATCCTAGTTTAGCTATCAACTTAGCTAGATGGATTAGTCCAGAATTTGCTGTGTGGTGTGATGGACATATTTTTAATCTGATGTCAACAGGTAGTACAGCGATCGCACACCAAATACCAAAAACCTATTCTCAAGCGTTGCTAGAAGCCGCAAAGTTGGCAGAAGAGAACGAACGACTAGAAGCACAAAACATCCTTTTAGAACAACAAAATGAATGCCTATCTGAAGCGGTTGATGAGTTATTCAACTATTCCTCTATTGTCCGCATAGCCAAGTTCAACGGTATTTCAGAAACTCGGTTTAAATGGTGCAGACTCAAAGCAGTATCCGTAAAAATGGGATTGGAAATTAAAAAAGTGCCATGCCCAAGATTTGTTGAGAAAAATTTATACTCTCATGATGCTTGGCGTGTCGCTTACCCTGGTATTGCTCTGCCTGAAACAACTACACTTGTTATTCAGTCAGTAAAGAACTGATTTAATTAGTCAAAAACGAAACCCCTGGATTGTCGCTAGTCCAGGGGTTTTTAATCAATACGTCAATAAAGATTGTTATATTTGCGATTACGTGCTATAATAGTTGAAACCAGCACCGTAAGGAGTGTAGTAGCACTCAGAACGGTTGTATCACTGGTTAACATTTCACCCGAAAAAGGCGGGTTACTTTGCTATGACCATTTTAACATTTAATCAGGAATTAGCGATCGCACTTTATGAATCAACAGAGAATTTTCCGGTTGATTTTGATGACGCTTGGCAATGGTTGGGATATGCCAAAAAACAGAATGCCAAAGACAAGCTAATTAGAAACTTTGATGACGGTCTTGATTTCCGTATTACTCAAATGCGTGAGACTAGGCAGGACGGTACTTTCAGCCATTCTTATGAGAAAATAGAGTTAACCATAGACTGTTTTAAATCACTAGGTATGATGGTTGGTACGGAACAAGGAAGGATTATCAGAAAATATTTCCTTGAGTGTGAGCGCACGCTTAAACATAAGGTACATCAACACGATGTAAGTAGTGATTTAGGAAGACCAGACATAAAAGATATTGGTTTAGCAATAGATACTGTTTTTGCTGTTACCAGTGTAGACGTGCGACTACAAGCCGCAGTGAAGGCTAACCAAATAGCCAAGATTTACCCGGCGCTCGCTTCTGCGATGGAAGAATCAAAGTCGCTGCTAAGTATTCCCATTGAAGACAAGCTGATCAGACCAGGCAAACTAGCGGAGCTATATGAAGCTAAAACCGGGGTGAAGTTGTCAGCACAAAGGATGAACTCATTGCTGGCGGAAAAGGGCTTACAGGTCAAAAACACTGCTAACAATAACCCTTTATGGCTGCCCACAGAGGAGGGGAAACAATACTCCCAAATAGTCTTAGACACTGCAAAGGGACATAACAAAACCGTCCAGTCGTTACAGTGGCATCCATCTGTGGTTGAAGTGATTTAATTGTTCAAAAACGAAACCCCTGGACTAGCAACAATCCAGGGGTTTTAATCAGGAATTAGATATAAGCTGTCAATTCTTCATCTGAGAAGAATTTGGAGTACGGAGTGAACTGTTCAGAGCAAACCCACCCCGGTACTTGCTTTGTTATATGGCATTCGATTTTTGTGTGGAAAATATACACCACCCCGTCAAAAGTAAATTGTTGTCCTTTCATAATTTTATCTCTTTTTTGTTTTCAAATTCAATGAACATTTGTGTCTCCTGTGTTTTTTTGTTTATATATAAACTATCTTACTATTTATTTATTGCTAATAAGTTTTAGAAAAATATTTATTTAAGAGTTACTACACCATTGCTGCAAACATAATCCATGACATTACTGTAATCGCGTGTTCTGTTTTCACCAATTCTCACCTTTATTTCTTTTCCTTCAATTCCCAAGAAATAATAATCTTTTCTTCCTACTCTAAATTGAGTATGTCCTTCACTTAAAAGACCAGATTCAAGAATAGACTTTATAGCCTTAATTTCTACCGATGTAAAGTGAATATTGCCCTTCACGGACTTAATCATGTTTTTTGTGATTTTACCCAATGCAGCTAACGAAGGTGCTAGAGATGCTTCTAATTTTTCTAAATCACCCTCTAAAGTAACCAACTGGTCAATGTAGGATTTAATGCCGTCTGCAATAAGTTTTAATGTAGCTTTTATTTGGTGCTTGATGGTGCGGATTTGAAAGTTGATTGTAAATTTCATTTGTCTGTCTCCTGTGTTTTGTGTATGTAACTACTATAGTCTATCCTACTATTTATTGTCAAGTAATTTGTGTACTGAACTTTTAAAAATATCTTTGTGTAGCTATTTTACGGCTGGGGATTTAGTCAAAAACAAAACCCCTGGATTATTGCTAATCCAGGGGTTTTGTAGTACGTAGGTTGTTTCATTTAATATACTCATATCCTTGGGCGTGAAGCTGATTTGTGTATCTGGGTAATCCTACCCAGTATTTTCCGTCATCTCCCATTAGTATCATATTAATTTTAACTGCGTTGTCACAAAAAGTCCTGGCGGACTCTAGGCTAGAAAACTTAATCATCTGTTTGATTAATGCTGAAAATGTTGTAGTAGCCATTGTCTTGTCTCCCTTGTTTTTGTTTATATAACTACTATAGTCTATCCTACTATTTATTGTCAATAGGTTTTAAAAAATATTTTGTACTGAATTTTGGTTAACTTTTCATACAGTACAAATAAGCAAGTAAAACAAAGAACCGCTTAAACTTTTGTCTAAGCGGTTACAAGTTATTTAAAGTAGTTTATATAATTAAATTTCTTTTAAAACTATTGTATATTCTTCCCAGCCGTCTTTTTCTATAGAAAGAACTTCAAACCCAGTTAAGGGCAAGAACAATACTTCTTGCTCTTCAGGGTATTCAGAGAATTTAGATACGTCTCGTCCAGTTTTAGACTCAATCACAAGGGTAATCGATCTATTATCTGTTCTGGACAATGGTACACCCAAGCAGTTGAATTTCTGAGCTATGACTTCCTTTTTGGATGTGGACATAAAGCCCATATCCCGGTAAACTTTACCGACCTTAAAAGTTGTTGATATTTCTGACTTGTCAAGGGTTAAGCCACGGTAGACTGTTCCTTTAAAGCATTTAACATTTTGTAAATCTTCAATTATTTGTTCTACTGACTCATGATTTTTCCCGTATCTTAAAACCCGGTTGATTGAACTATAGTCTTGTTGAGTATATTGGTTTAATGTTGTAGTCATTGCCTGCCTCCTGTTTTTTATTTATATAACTACTATAGTCTATCCTACTATTTATTGTCAAGTAGTTTGTGTACTGAACTTTTGCAAATATCTTTGTGTAACTATTTTACGGTTGGGGATTTGAGCGATCGCTAGACTATTGCACCTCAATAATCCTCAAACTCTTGTAAATCAAGGGTTTTAAGAATTTAAAAAATATTTCCTAAAACCACTTGACAACAAATAGTGAATAGACTATATTAGTTATATAAACAAAGCACAGGAGACAAAAGACAGTGGCTACATCAATGGGAATTTCAAGAAACAAAGACAATACTGCTTGTGCAGTATTGGAAGTTGAGGGTAATAAATTCTTTATCCCTCAGATTAGCTTAAGTTATGTCCGCCCTCAATGGGGCGCGTTAGGCGGGCGGACTATGTTCGAGATGTTTTCTGCTTCTTCGGCAGAATTAATTGACAGTAACACTGTTAAGTTATCTCATCCTGAATGGGATGGGGATTTGGTTCTCAATGCCCCTGAAAACAGAATAGTTCAAGATTTTGGTTCTGGCACACTTTACTCCACTTTTAGAGGTATGGAAGTAAAAGTGTTTAAGTCCATTAAGAATGGAGAATGGAACGCAGACGATACTTATGAAACTTGGTAGTCCTGACGACTTCTAAAATATTAAATAATTACTTAACCCAGTTAAAACTTAATTTAACTGGGTTTTTATGTTTGTTGGTGGTAGTTGTATAAAGAATATTCACCAAAATTCAGTACAAAATCTTTTTAAAACCACTTGACAATAAATAGTGAAATAGACTATATTAAGAGTATCAACAAAGCACAGGAGACAGACAAATGACAGACTTATTTAATCTTTGTGAACTCCGCTTCCGGTTATACCGGAAAAGACTATGCGCAATAAAACTGTTTTTTATGAGAATTGAATTTTTTGTACCGAAGGTTTACACAACCTACATAGAAACATACCAAGAGGCTTGGTATGACTGCTGGTCCGAATACGAGAAGTCAGGCGACCCTGACGACATTCCATTCTAAAATATCAAACAATCGCTTAACCCGGTTAAAACTTAATTTAACCGGGTTTTTTATTATCATTGGTAGTAGTTATCTATTTGTCAAAATGACTAACTATCAAGTTCGATATGGGAACAATGTCAAAAAGCACAAAAAAAAGTGCCGTAACGCACACACAAGAACCTATGGTATTTGCTGTGTGTGCATGATTAATAAATCTGAACAGGTGCATCACTCCAGTTATAGGCGGTCAGGAGACAGGTATGGGATTAATATTTTCCCTGTTTGTAAGCACTGTCATAAAAACGCCTGCCATAGTCCTAAAAACTGGATTGTTCACCCCACAAATCCAGAATGGAAGAATCATAATACCCCTGAGTTTACAGCCCGCTTAAAACGGAATTATCAACGGTTACGGAAATTAAAAGTTGATAAAAAACCCTCTTGACAATCAAGAGGGTTGTGTTTGCTATGGATTAATATTCGTCATCGTCTTCTTCATCGTCTTCATCGTCACCATACAATTCGTGAAGGCTGTCAGCCTCCCTAAGGACTTCCAATATTGCCAAATACTCTTCCAATATTGCCAAATACAATTCGTGAAGGCTGTCAGCCTCCTTAAGGACCGCGCATCTGCCTAGTGCAGGCACATAGGCGATCGCTTGTGCCTTTCCGTCTCTCCATCTATACTTCGTGTCGTAAAGGCTGTCATCCCTAAGAACTTCCAAAGTTGCCAAATACTCTTCCAGTATTGCCAAATACAATTCGTGAAGGCTGTCAGCCTCCTTAAGGACCGCGCATCTGCCTAGCTCAGATACATAACTGATCGCTTGTGCCTTTCCATTTTTCCATCTATACTTCATGGTTGTTGTCTCCTGTTGATATTATCAGTATAGTCCATCTACTATTTATGTCAACAGGTTTTAGAAAAATATTTATAGAGACAAGTGTTTCCGCAAAATCTCTTGTACAACTTCTTGTACAACTTCTTGGCTACCACTGCCATCTACTTGGATAGTTGAAGATGGATGAGACAAGTACAAATCTGCATAACCCGCTTGTACCCGACGGTGAAAAGCAATTGTCTCTTGTTCAATACGATCTAATTTAGCTTGTCCGCGCTTACGCAGTAAACCTACCTCTACATCCACGTCTAACCAAATAGTTACATCACTCAGTAAACCTCCTGTGGCAATCTGATTGAGATTATTAATTAGACTCATATCTAAACCCCTACCATAACCTTGGTAGGCAATAGTAGAGTCTGTATAGCGATCGCACAGAATATATTTTCCCATAGCCAAGTTTGGTTTTAGCTCCTCTTCAATATGTTGCGCCCTATCCGCAGCATACAATAGAAGTTCTGTAACTTCATTTATGGGCTTATCTACTGGCTTTGACAGTAACAACTCCCGTAGGCTTTTCCCTAATTCTGTTCCTCCCGGTTCACGAGTTAGCACTACAGGTATGCCTAAACTTTTTAGCCACTGGGAGCAAAGGTGCATCTGGGTAGTTTTCCCACAACCCTCTACCCCTTCAAAAACAATTAACTTACCATTCATATTAGTAGATGTAGGAACAGCCCAAGAGAGACACCAGTATTTAAGGTGTCGTTTTTTAGATTTTTGCTAGACATCTAGTGGGGACAACCCACTAGATTATTCCACTAAACCTTAGTAGCCCGCTTTAGTATGCGAATAATAAGGTGAGCGGGGATAGTTAGAAACTGTCTGGTTTTTGTTCCGTTAGGATTTTTTTGGAGAACGCTGATCACATAACCCGTTTCATTGACCTCTTTCACTGGTCCTTGGATTGGGTGATTGAGTTCTTTTGCCCGGTCATTCACAAAAAATTCAACCACATCATCAGGTGATGGGTTGCCTTGTGGAACAGGTGACGGGTCAGAAGTGTTGTCCTGGGTAGGGTTTGGGGAAAGTGACGGCAGATCCAATACTGCATCCCCTCTATATATAGGATCTATATTCTTATCCTCTATTGGGGATATGAGAGAAGGGAGACTAGAATTATTATTTCTAATTTCCATTGGAGTATAAGAGTTCTCGTCACTACCCTCAAAAGCCTTATCTAGCAAGACTTCTGACCCGTCACTGCCTTCTAAACTTTTCCCGTCATGTGTCAAGGAACTGGACAAAAGTAGTTCGTGAGTGGGAATTTCGTCGTCTAAACCTGTCTGCCGCAACCGCAACCCAACAATAAATTTGCCAGTATTGGTGGCTTTGTGTTTCACCCCCCAACCCAGAACTGAGTTGCACAACTCAATTAAGTCAGGACTAAAGGTCTTAGACGCTTTGGCTTGGCTACCTGTCTCTGCACAGTGCCTAGAATAGCTGCCGAAGAGGGTCTTAATAAGTCCACCATCAGCACCTTCATTCTTGTTACTGCCTACAGGGGTCATGGCTGTGGGGTCGTAAATCACTTTCTCGTTTAACCAGTCAGCTAATGAGTCTACACGCATTCGGTTAACCCAGAACTCAAGGGTGCATTCTGGTATCTCTTGAATACCAGACAACACCTTGCGTACATAGTCGTCATCAAAACTCAGAACGTGATTGGTGAAGGCTGCTAATTCCGGCTCAAATAACTCTTCAAGGTTTTTCCGCTTGGCTATGCCGACAGTGTTGTTACATGGTACTGTGATTACCCGCCGCTTAACCCTACTAGCACTGTCACCTGCAAATACAGGTAAGTTAGAACAGACTGCCACCATGCCGTCATAGCGGTAGCTAAAGGCCTTTTGACCTTTGTTCTCAGCACGTAGCAAATCCTCCCCGGTTAAAGAGAGGAATTTTCCTAGTTTTCCGGTTGCTTTATCTTCATCAGGAAACAACACAAGCCGCTTCTGGTAGGCATTAGCAGCTTCAAAGTTGTTATTACACCAATCATCAAGGGTACTGGTATGCACGTTCTGAGAACCGATTAAAGACACGAGTAATCGGGTAAATGTACCCTTGCCTGTGCCACCTAAACCAATTAAGTGCAAAAACTTCTGTAGGTCTGAGCGACCTTTGATGACAGCATTGCAATAGCACATTAACAGATCCTTGATCTGCTGGTTGCCACCGCTTAAATGGTTTAAAAACTCATTGATGTTATCCCAGTTTGTGGCCTCTCTGTCATATTCCCTGGGTAGTTGCCATGTCAATCTGTATCCAGGGGCATGAGGCATTAACTTTCCAGTTTGAATTTCTAGGACACCATTTCTAAATGGGAGTAGCTCTTTGGGCGATCGCTCTACCCAAGTACGCTGAATCAAGTGATGCCTAAGCATCCTAGTAACGTTAGTGATGTACCCATCACCACCGTAGCCAGTGTATCCTTTGCCTTCAACAATGTTCATTACCGCACTGGCAATGAACTGATCAGTCTCCACAGCCCAAACGCCTGGACTGTCTGCTTGGTAGCGCATCCAACGCAAGCTGGCATTGTTGAATGCAAGAATATCTCGGTATTCTTCGGCGATTTCCGCTGCCAAAATATCAGGAGTAGGAATTTTCCGCTTCTCCTGGAAGTGTAATTCGAGTTTTAGTTTATCCAACCTTGTTTTTACCTCTTTGAGAGATTTTTTCAGTTCTTTGGGGTTTTTGGTGATTAAATCATCTAAACCCTTACCATGTTCAGGTTTCCACCGCATTTCCAATAGATAGGTCTCACTATCTTTTAATAGATAGTGAAATCTTCTATTAGCTTTTAGAACAGCCTTGACGGCTGTTTTTTTGGTGTCTCTGTCCATTGCCAGGATCATAGCAGATCCGTCTCCAGTAAATTGCTCAAGGGCTGGGTTAATCTCTTTTTTCCCCCCACAGGAACATCCATAGACAGCGATCGCGCATAACCCAGTGCTTAAACCTGACAACGCTTTTTTACCACCCTCTGTCAAGAATCTAGGCACTTCTGGCATTTCTTTAATAGCATCCCAGAAGCTACCGCCCATGGGAATATCAGTTCCCCACAATTTATTAATTTTTTCCCTGATGGACTTAGGCACGGGTGGTAAGTATGGTTTATCCCCAATTCCCTTGGGAGCAAAATATGAATATTCCCTGTGCTTAGACGGGATGTTGACAATCGCCTGCCAAATACTCCCATCTTCATTTTTCAAGAATGCTCCTAATAATTCATTCTTGGAAATATTGTGTGTGAATCGGGTTTTTTTCCATCCCAAGGTCTCATGAATAGGGTACGAAGCGTCCATTCCATCAGACCATTCGCACTCTCGATGGAACTCAACAGCACTTTCAAATAGTGCCGGGTCAATTCCACTCCCTGTAGTAAAATCCGTAAAAACTTTTTTCTTAAATTGTTCAAAAATGTCTTGACAATTGTTATTTGATTGCGCTATATTAATAGCATGATTTGAATTATTCATATCATTCTCCATCGTAATGTTGTTTAACTGACTTGAATTTTTCACGTTATTCTCCATTGTGACACTGTTTAATTTATTCATATTGTTCTCCTTAGTAATGGTAGTGTTTAAGTTATTCATGTCATTCTCCTTAGTGATGGTAATGTTTGAATTGTTCATGTCATTCTTTGTGGTGATGTTGCTTAATTTATTCATTTGATACTCCTTAGTATCGGTAGTGTTTAAATTATTCATGTCATTTTCTACTGTGGTAGTAGTGTTTTTCACTTGATACTCCTTAGTATCAGTAGGATTTAATTCAGTTGAGTTCATAGTGTTTTCCTTCTGTGCGTTTAATTGAATTAAGTTCATGGTCTTATCCTTTTGATTTTGGTTTTTTCGTCTGTGTCCACAAAGTTCCCCTTGTGGATCTTCGGTTCAAGAAGAGTTTGTTTTGTTCCTGGACTCTTCTTAGTCAACAATCACTAAGATTGTTGTTTGCACTATACTAACAAATTATTTTTTAAACTCCAAACCTGTAATTGTTCATTCCTTCTGGATTTGCATTTTTTTGTCTCCTCTTTTTGTTTGATAAAGCCGATGTTTGCCGCATCGGCTTTTATGTGTTTATTATATCATGCCTAAGCCTAAATGGCAATAAGTATCTGGTAATAATTTAAGTATAAATAGTTAAGCGTGGCTGCTTATAAGTATTCAACAAAAAGTGCTATTTCCCACATTTTCCACGTTTTCTAAAAAACTTAAAATATTTAAAAACCCATTGGTGGTTGTTGTCCGCCAATGGGTCTTGTTTTTTGATGTCGTTTCTTATTCCCCTTTTTTAGCTTGTTTATTTTGCAACCGTTTTAGCCGTCTTTTTTCGTTGTACTTACGCATATATTCGCGCTGCTTTTCCTTCTGCTCTTCTGTCATGTTTTCTACCCATCTTTGCCTAGACTCGCGCTGCCTTAGTAGCTGGTCTTCCGTCATGTTAGCAGCCCACTCACGATTGGCTTTACGCTGCTTTTCTTTTTGTTCTTCTGTTAAGTTGGCAAGCCATTCTCGTTTAGCGTGCCGCTGTTTTTCCCGTTGTTCCTCACTTATGTTCTTTGCGTATTTGCGTTTACGCGCCTTCCCTTTGTCAGTTGCGTTGTAACGTGCTTGGGCTTCTGGATAGTAAGTCATGTTGTCCTCTTTCAATCTGCAAATATCACGATAGTCTATCTATTGTTTTTTGTCAACGCGACTAAGAATTGTGCTTAAACACAAAAAACCACTTAGATTTTTGTCTAAGTGGTTCTATTGTTGCTCCCATCTTACGAAACACCCTGAATATTCAGGATGACTTTCTAGAAAATCGTCTTTGAGTGCGATCGCACTCATCAAGTCCCCGGCAATCCAGGGACTACAGAAGATTATCTTGCTGGTCTTATGTTGACCAGCTTTGAGTTTAAATCGGAACATATTTTTGTTCCTGTTTTTCTAGCCACTCAATGACTCTGGTGGCAGCCCGCCAAAACTTGAGACCTTCGGTCTCCATGGAGACTTTGATCATAAACAAGGAAGTGTGCCAAGCTTCTTTGTCTGTTCCATCAGGCATTTTGTAAGCTAAATCGTCTACTTTGTCTCTGAGAAATTCTTTAATTTTTTTCTCAGTGGTGGGAACTCTGAAATCCACCATTTCAGTGGAGTTCTTAATCTTAGGATAAGGATAATACCTTTCAAATAGTAATCTCAAGAATTGTTGTTTGGGTTTACTTTTTATAACTTTCAAGTAGTTACTCAGAAATTCACTAACTGTCAATGTTTGAGTTATTGCTTTAGCAAATACAACTGTGATCACAGTTGTATTTCTGTTCCTGATGATTTGATGGGTTTTCCCACTTACTACTACCCATTTATGATTTTCTTTAGCTATGAAGCTATAAGCTTCATCTATAAAAGTAAAAGTAATTGCTGTCAATTTGTAATTCATTTCACTTTGCCTCCTTTTGTTCATATTAATAATATAGTCTATCTTACTATTTATGTCAATAGGTTTAAAGAATATTTTGTACTGAATTTTTATTAACTTTTTATACGGTGCAAATAAGTAAGCAGGACAAAGAACCGCTTAGACAGAACGACTAAGCAGTTATAGTTGAATGGCATTTTTTCAAAACAAATATATGCGCCAGTACAGAAAAATAAAATACAAGAAGAGTCTAAGCAAACGGATTATTGATTTTTCCGCCAACAAACATACCCTTGGGTACAGAAACACCTAGCTCGCCAAAAGCACCGTCGGCACTATCTACAATGTCGTTGGTGAGTGGCTTTTTGCTACCATCAAATTCATGTACCGCAGCTAGAAACTGATCGTTCCACGCACCTCTAAGTAACTTGATCTTACCTTGCTTGGCCGCTAATGCCATAGGTAATGCACGGGTCACTTTATCTCCCAAGGGCTTTACACCCTTAGCATCAAAACCAGCTAATTGCTTTCGTAAGGATGCTTCGTAGCGTTTACCCGCGCTACCACCTTCCAGTTCCCATCGGACTTTACAATCTCGCCCGTCTTGATAGGCTATTTTTACCACAGAAGCATCACCCTGATCCGCCGAAACCTGTTCCCAGTGACAGTCAAGGACGTAATAAGTATCTTGATGTAAGTACATTTTGGTGCGTACACTGTAAAAACTGGACTTGGTAGCCACCGCTGCTGATGTGGCCGCAAAATCCCAAAAAGCCACTGTAGTACCACCGCTAGGCACGCTACCAACGACTTCAAACCATTGCCGATTAAAGATAGTTCCTGCTTCGTATTTAATTTTCCAATTCCCTCTCAGTAGTCGTTCCATCTCTACTGGGTGCAACGATAGTAAATTTTGTAAGTATTGGGGATTGGTTTCTAACAATATCGGATTATCATAAATCGTTGCACTAATAAAGCTGAAACTCTTAGGTGGTGCTATTTCCGCTAAATCAGGAAACTCTATCATCAATTCCTCTTTAGTATTACCCCAGTGCAATTTTTTGTTGACTCGATAGAAATACCGTATTGCTCCTGATCTTTCTTCTATCGGGTATCCTGTTTGCGGATCAATATACCAGTCAACTAATTTGGCCACCCATGAATCAGCGTCCGGGTTGCAGGTTGCATCTATGCGCGGCTTGACACCACATACGGAACGGTTACGAGAAAATAGAAACCAGAATTGACGCTCTGAAAACTTAGTTAACTCATCAAAACCGATATGGCATATCTGCGACCCTGGGTACTTGTCTTCTACATCTTTGTCATATTGAGCGTGACCAAAACTGATGGCTGTACCGTTGGGAAAAGTCCAGTCTAGCTGATGTTCCCGTCCTACTGAGTTTTTTATTCTTTTGTACAAAAGTCTTGATTCATCCCATAAGCCACCTTCATTAGTTATTTCGGGTCGGGTTCTTCTAAATATTACTGAACCATACCCAGGCGTATTTAAATACTTAGCTGCTTTTAGCAATAACGCAAAGCTTTTCCCGCCTCCGGCTGCTCCACCGTATATGCACACATCAGCCTGAGTATCATAAAATAATTCCTGCGCTCCTATCTGTGGTTCTGGTAGTTCAACATAAACCGCTTGGTTAGTTGATGACCTGGCTTTAGTGGCCTCTCTAATTTTAATTGTGTTTTTGGGATTAAGTTTGTTCATGGTTGCGTGCATAATAAAAAACTATTGAACTTGTCTGGGTTCAATAGTTGTGTAGGATGGGTTTTTTTTACTTTTAAATTTTAGCTTAATTCTGGCATTTAATGGTAATATATTTCCATACCCTAGTAACCACCCGGCAACTTGTCCATGCCGGGTTTTATGCTATAGTAGAATCTCCAACCTTGTTAAACCTGGTGGCATTTGCAGGAACGCTGCCGGGTCTTATTTGCAATTCATCTGCTATTAATTCTGCTATTTTTCTTGCAGTTCATTCACTGTCAAATGTGTTTAATACAGGATTGTTGCCAACAATAATATTATACCATTTTCCTGTCGGAATTAGTGTTATTGATACACCTTCGTAATTGTATTTTCCATTTTTCACCTTTTTGTCATCAAAAGTATTACGCCATTTTACGGAAACCAGCGATCGCATTACCTGGGCAATAGGCAATCCACGGGAATGTTGAGTGCATCGGCTATTAATTCAATTTCGCTGTAGGTAATTGTTTGCCTGCGTCCATCTTTTTCCTTAAATAAATCTTCAATAGCAATAATCACGTTTACTGACAGTCCGGTCTTTGCGGCTAATGTCTTCCTTGACATCCCCTGTTTTTCCCGTGCCAGGAAAATATGTATTCCTATCTTTCCTTCTGATGTCAAAGTGTCATAAATCGTAGGATCTGAAATCATAGTCACTGGTTGGTATTAAGTTACTAATAATATATCAAAGAAAATTGCATATTTCTACAATTATCATTTATTTTACTATTTAAAAAATATTGAAACCCTTGATCTATTGGCTAAACTAAGCTTAGTTTATATTTTTTAGATATGCCAACCGCAACTAGAAATAAAACTATTTTAACTAAATTCTTAAATTCTGATTTGCAATTAAATCAGGATGAAAGAACAGTTGGGTTTTCGTTTTCCTCAAAAGACAATATCTGTGAAAGATATTCTTTGTCAGAAAATTTACCCGAAGGCGCTAGTGTAGTTTTTGATGAACGCTTATCCCACGACCCTAACCATTGGGACTTAACCAGAGTTGCTAATAAAACCTGTCCGTTTTTGAGAAACCATCAACGCGGACAAAAATTAGGCATGGTTTCTCAAGTAGTGTTAGATGGTGACAGAGGTGTTGCCACGGTTAAGCTTTCTAGAAACGCTTTAGCAAATCAATTTATATCCGATCTTGAAGACGGCACTTCCGGTGGTATTAGTTTTGGTTATTTTGTGGAAGAATACCGAGTCATTACCCCGGCGGAATATGTTGTTAATAAAGATGGGTATCGTTCCCTGAAAACTAAGGCACTATTAGAAGCTACTAAAATAGTTTTATTTGAAGTTTCTGCTGAAGATATTCCTGCCGATCCTACCGTGGGTTACGAGAAGTCTGAAGTATTTTTTGATCAAATTTCAGTTAAGGGAGATCCAAATTTTTACCCCATGAACAAAGATTTAGAAGCTGAATTACTAGCCACTAAAACTGCCTTAGAAGAGGTTAAATCTAGTAACGGCATCCTGTCAGAAAAACAGGCTTTGTTGATTACTGAAAACAATAGATTGACTGAACAAATTAAAAGTTTAAGTCAGTCTATTGAGGAAAAAACCGCTATTATTTCTGCGTTTGAGCAGCGCGAAACCATAGTATCTCAGTATTACAGCCTGCGTCAAAAAGCAGATGGATTAGTATCAGAAGGTAAATTATCTTCTGTTGAGTTTGGTGATTTATTCTCAGAAAATGCCACTGAAGATATTAACAAACATCTCAAGTCCAATAAGCTAGGCTACATGGAATTTCACCTTGATTTAATTGAGAAAAGAACCGCACCTTTACTTAATTTGAAGCAATCAATCAGTGAACCCGTGACCAACCCTACCCCTACTGTTAATACTGCTGATATAGAATTCCGTGCCGCTCGGATTGTAGGCTCTTTATCTCAAATTAGGAGTGAAATCTAATGCGTTACGAATCTTATCGTTACGATGATGAGGAATCAGGTTTTTATCCTGTATTGGCACGCAACAACTGTGCAGAAGCTACTCGCTATACCCTATTGAACCATAATTACGCTACAGGTACAACTGGGGCAATACGCAAGTTAGTTAAAACATTTGCACCTGGTTTCTTTGCTGGTAGTGGTACATCTGCTAACCTTCCTGGCAATCGCATTTTACCACGGATGACCACAAGACTTGCTGCCGCTGCCAATGCTACTTCTATTAGTTTTCCTGTGGGAACGGCTGGTATTTTCATCCCCGGTGGTATGTTATCTATCATTGCACCTTCAGTGCGCTTGACCGTGACATCTACCGGAAGTGGTTGGCTTGCTAATGACACCATTACTGTCACTATTAATGGCGTATCCGTAGTCTATACCGTTGTTTCCGCAGATATTGGTGCTTCACTAACAGCAACTAACGCTAACATCGCTGCTAAAGTTATTAGTGCGATCGCATCCAATTCTTATACCTCTAGATTGGTATCTGCATTGTCCGTAGCTGGCACGGCACCCGCCTCTACTATTGTTTTTTGGGCAAAAGACTTTACCAGCCTCTACAGCTTTACCGCTAGTGCCACCGCCACCAATGGTAGCGTTACCGCATCTGGTGCTGTGTTTGTCCCCAATGTTAGCATCGGTACTATTTCTGCTGTTGACCCGGTTACTGATACCGTTACCATCAGTGCGGCTGCTGTGTCTGTACCCTTGGGTATGCCTATAGGGGTCGCTGCTAGTTCACCGGAAAATTTAGGTATGCTATCTCCTGCTGTACCTATTGATTTGCTGTACAGAGAAAGTCAAAACTACGCTTTGTACTTAGAAGCAGACGTTTACCGCGATCGCCTACCATACATAGACGGACAATTGATTGCCTTGTATCCTGAAATTCGTTTGGTGTAATTTATGGCTTCTATTATTGAATTAATTAATTCACAGCCGGGGGTAGTCCAGCGCACTATTGATTTGCAGCTTGCAACTGTTAGCAGCACTGGGGAAACCTACCTAGACGGCTACCCTGATCCGGCTCTCAATCGCTTTTTCCCTTTTGTCCAATATTCTGATCCGGTTTTGGCACTACTCAAGATGCGGGCATACACCCCAACTCTTGCTTACGTAGTTGCTACTGATGGTACTATTCCTCAGGATGTAGATCGGATTAGTGTTACTCAGGAAACCTTTGGCAACTTTAAAATTGCTAAAAGCAGATTAATTACAGAAGAGGACTTCATGGTAATGCAGCAAGCTGAAAGGCTTGCTATGTCTGGCAATGCTGAAGCTGCTGAAAGGATTAAAGATACTTACTTGGGTATACCCGCCTCTCTGTATCAAGGATGTATTAACTTGCATACTGTGCTAACACTACAGGTTGCCTGTACTGGGCAATGCAATTATGTTGATCCTACATCTCGCGCTTCTGCTATCCTTAGCTACTCAAACCAAGTCCCCACTTCCCATTTACCAGCCGCATTAACCGGAACTGCTAGATGGTCCCAATGGACAACCGCTACTGGCATTGACGACTTAGTGAGTCACATAGAGTCTTACTATCTTACTCTACACAAGTTCCCACCTTTTATTATTATGGGTCGGGTGACTGCTAACAATCTCAGAAACCAGACTAGCACTAAAGAATCGGTAGGGCGTGCTAAGGGTATGATTACAGAAGTAGGAGCAGCTAACCCAGCCGCTGTCGCTGCTATGCCACCTCCATCTTTATCTGAGATTTCTGGACTGATTGGGCAACGGCTTTTGGCGGGTGGTGGTCAAAATGCAAATACGCAGATTATTGTATCCGATGCTGTCTACTATCAGCGCGGTGGCGGACGTAATGGTACTGTCGAGTTGCCTTATATTCCCAGTGGCTACTATTTCTTTGCTACCGATAATTTTATCGAAAGAGCCATTGTCCCCACCGCAAGCAACAACTTCAGAGGCGGACTAGTTACTACCACTGATATTCTCAGTAAAGAACCACCTCAAGAAAGCATTACCGTGGCGGGTCGTGGTTTTCCGTTGGCAATGGACCCCCGCTTTATTGCTGCTAGGAACGTTGAAAATACTGCGATCGCTACTATTTAGACTGTGACCACTTGATCTGGCTTTGACCTCTAGTCCCAAAAAAAGATGTTCCTTTGGTTGTTGATGCTGATTCTGGACTCGTATTTGTGACAATCTTTAGCAGTCGTTGATACTCAAGTCCGTACTTACTTTGTCCATAACTATTAGGAATATTTTGAAGTTCCACATTGTAAGACTCATCATCTACTTCTAATTTTTTTAGGACTCCTGTACTATAATCACTACCTACATTTTGCTTAGTAAGTGTGATTTTGTGAGCGGTCAATAACTCAATTGCTACGTTTTTCAAGTTCCCCCAATGGTACAGTTCCACTTCTAGAATTGCTTCCGAAAGAAACAAGTTGAACTTAGTTTCCTCACCTGTAAATTCTGGATATTTGATAATAAAGTTGCTGAATAAAATCATGATTTCCTCCTATGTAAACCAGACAATTGGCTATGTAGAACCCTTTAATTCTAACCTAAGTTTGACCTTTCAAACAGGTAGTGGCCAATTTGTTGAGGATGCTGTAGGAAATATCATTGAGTCGGTTTCTACCGTCATTGTTCACGCTTCTGTCTCTATCAAAAAAGACTTTAAGCCTCTTTATGAAGATGCTCAAATGGGTCAAAATATCATTTATTTAAAGGGTCGTAAAATTGGCAATTGGGGTAACTTAGATATTGACTATCAAACTACCGCGATCGCAGTTTTAACCGATTTAATGGGTGATGCAGTTACAGGTCAATGGCAATTTATTCCTGTGGTTCAAAACAGAATAAATGGATATTTAGAAGGAAGAAATAAGTACATTGAGGGTCGTTTAACAATAGCAGGTAAGGTGTGATTATGGTTTCAGTTAAATGGCAACGATTCAAAGTTCCTCGCAAACTCACGGCTACCCACGCCTGGACTGCCCCTCACGCGGTAATTGTTCATGAAGGTGTTACTTTGTCTAATGGCACGGAAAACCCCGCCCGCCCTTGGGTAGATGTAGCCATTGATGAGTACGACTTCCTGGGCGAGTACGCTGGTAGGTTCTCCCAATCTCAAAACTTTAAGGATGCGTTTGTATCCATGTCTGAAGGATTTGGTGAAGCTTGTCAGTCCAATCTTGAGGATGATCGGTGGCAGTGGCCGCGTCCCACAGTCCGCAGAAATGGTAGAACTGTCACCTCACCTCGTAACATCGTTGATACAGGTGAATTAAAAAATTCTTATCAGGTGCAGTATGAAGGTGTTTAAGCGCAAACCTACTGTTGTTGAGGTTAAAGATATAACTAGCGCATTGAGTAACTTAGTAGATAAATCTCGCGCACAAGCGGCTTTTGTTGAGTTACAAGATGCACTTAGTAAGTTAAGAAAAACACCTTCTCATGAAAGTATCTGATTTAAGAAAGCGTTTAAGTGCATTGCTTACTACTGAGTTAGGCACTTACACAAACGGACTACCTTCTATCTGGGTGTACGGTAGTTCATCTCAGCCACCATCAGCAAGTAACGGACTTGAGTGCTTAATCAAAGAAGTTCCCAGTGTCGCCGCTAAGGTTGTCAGCAGTGGCTCTAAGTACAAGCCGCAGCAATGGGAAATTCTGTTACGCAACTGGACTAAAAACTCAAATCTACCTATTGCTCTCAATAAGATAGAAACCGGATTTATTGTCTTGCGTTACACGCACATCCCCGCAACTTCTGATGTATTGGAACAAGCCAGGATTTTCATCTTTGACCCTGTAGTGATTTAAACTTATGCCGATTACCATAGATTTTGCCAGACTAAAATCTGTCACAACCAATGCTACCAACGCAGTCATTAACCCCGGTGCTGCGGTAGAAGTAGATACTGGTGTTGAGGAGTCTCAATTTATTCCATTCACTCATGCCAGTATCACCCCTGCCACATTTAACGTTTCTGGATGTAACATCACCACTGGCAGCGCAACCATTACCACGACTACTGCTAATGGTTTTGCTAACGTCCGTATAGGTGACGTAGTTACTGTTTCCTCTGGTGGTGGCACAATTGCTGCTAACACTGTTACTGCTATCAACAGTACCACCTCTATTACCATCAGTGTTAACGCTACTGCACCCAGTACGACAGCAAACAGCACTGTACTTACTTTTGCACCACCTGCTATTGCCCCAACCACTTGGGGTATTCGGTTGCTCTATGAAAAAAGAGGTTCAGTAGTTGTTATTCGTCCCACTTTATACCTGTACGACGGCACTCTTGGTGGTACAACAGGAACTCCCGCCAACGCAACCACGGCAATCAACCTTGTGGATTCCCAGGGCAACGTTCCTAGTGTAGATTTAGACGCACTCTACAATACCATCCGTGTTGGTCGTAGCGCGTAATTAAGTTAATTTATTTTCTTTTGAGGTATTAAAAATGGCTTTAGCGACCCGTCCCATTGAGTCTATTGTTCTTCAAAATTTTAGCCTTGATCTAAAATTACTTCCCCCCGGCACTGATTCAGTTACTTTTACTACTTTGACTTGTCCTGCCGGTGCTTTAGAGGGTGCTACTACTATCAGTGTTACTGCAACAGCAGGCGTTACTTATACTATTGCTGCTGGTACTTCCTTGTCTTTTGCTGCTCAAAGCAATCCTTTGGGTCGTCAGCACGTACTTTTGCTGGCTAACGCAACTTTAGCGGGTACTACCGCAGTATCCTTGACAGTTGCTCCTTTGTTTAGAGCTATTCCTGCTAATGCTACTTCTCGCTTAGTTCAGGATATGTTTCCGCTACAAGGACTCACTAACATGACCCCACAATTTGGACCAGTTGTTGTGGATACCACCAATAACATGAATGGTAGCGGTACTAGCTCTGCTGTTGTCCGTGTGAAGCGAGAAATTACTTTTGAAGGAACTGAATTTAGAGACGATCAGTGTTTGATGCACTTCATCAAAGCACCATATAACAACCCGGTGCTAATGAACCGACCCTTATGGGCGATCGCTACACTCCCTACTGGCGAAAGATATGAAGGTGTAGCAAAAACCACGGCGTTAACTATGCCAGTTACGGTGCAAGAAGTCATGAAATACACTGGCACTTTAGAGTTTCAAGGTGAAATTTCATGGCTTCCTGGTTACTACGCAACTGGTGGTTCTTCCAGTGGATTCCCTGCCTATAACCTCTAATGAAAGTTCTCAAGGATAGCACTGGACTATTAGCTGTCCTGATCAACTGCCGCATCGACGATGATAGGTTGCTTTGCGGTGCGGCAGTTTTTAGAGGGGGGTTGTCAGGTGAAATAACTGTTTCCAGTCACAATTCCTCTTTTAAAATCAAGATTCCTGATTCTGTTAAGCAGGTGGCAACCTATCAACTTTTAGCCGATTCCCATGATAATTTAGAAATCGAATTATGCGCCCAATAATTAGCAAGAAATCCAATTTTGAGATCATTCCTGTAGGCAACGAAAACACCGGAATTATTTATTTAGAAAAACGCGGTTCATTGACCACGGGTGAATCTATGGACATTGGATCTATAGATGCAAAAAGACAAAGAGCCGCTATTATTGCCTCTAAATTAGTTAAGAAAATCTCTGTAGATCGTGGGGTGACAATTGCAGAAGCCCAGGAACTACTTTCCCCTACTCGTTCTGCTGACGGAACTTCTGAAATAGATAACTCTGATGTCATTTACGACTACATTGAGGACTTCACCGAATTAAATGCCCTGAGTGCCACAGATAGTACCTCTGTGTCCATTGCTATAGCCACTCTATTGATCAAAAAGCGAGTGGCTTTCCCAGTACAATTGATTGCACCTGTGACTTTCAATTCCACAAGCATCTCTGTACACCCGTTTCAACTCACATTGCAGGACAAACAAGTGATCCGCTTCGGCGATTGCTTGGTAACAGTGGTTGGCAATTACGCATCATGCCCTGACCATGAATCACTCTTGGTTCAGGTTGAGCCTGTGACTGAAAACTTACCAATTTCCACAGGGTTCTTGTACGACAAATCAACCAAATCTTACGTAGTTGGTACGGATAACTGGACTGAAGAAGACACCAAGGATTGTAGCGATGAATTTGTATCCGCTATTTATGAGTTTTACGAAAAAGAACGTAGTAGATGGCAGGTAGAAGTTGAGCCTCCATCCGCACCTGTTGAGGGGGAGCAATCAGTTCCCCTGTTGACTGGGGAGACATCTACTGGCGTATCCAATCCTACCGAATTGCCGACCCTAGATTTAGAGACTGGGATACCTTCCTAGATCAGCCAGTTCACGTGGTGTTTGAGTGTATTGAAGCACTTGAACGCTACCGCAGGGAACAGGCTAATGTTGAGGGTCGGGTTCATGCGATCGGTTGGACAGGGCTTTTTAACGGGTTCAAAAAGGAAACTGACCCCAATATGGACTTTGTTGATTTATTGCCCTTTCCTGATGATATTAAGGACAATTCCCGTAAGATTAGCCAAGTAACCGAAAGTATCCTCAAGGATATTATTAAAAACAATCGGTTGCCACCTGCTATTTTATCAGCTTTGAATTTGCTACTGTCTTGATTACAGATTAATATTCTTGGTCTGTAATCTTTTTCTTTATAGGAGTTAGTATTATGAATTTAGGCGAATTAATTGTAGAGTTGTCTGCTGATTCCTCTGAATTAGAAAAGACCTTGGAACGGGCTAAGAAGAAGGCTTATGAAGCTGCTGTATCTATAGAAAATAGTTTTAATAAAATTAATTTAGAAATTGGGGTTGACGACGATCAACTTACTGGTTTAAATAAGCATTTAAACCTTAAAGTAGAACACCTTAAACAAGTTAATAAATATTTTAATAATAATCCTATTGTTGTCAATGTAGATGATAGCAACTTAACTGATTTAAATCAACACTTAAATCTCAAAGTACAACACCTTAAACAAGTTAATAAGTATTTTGATAGTAATCCAATTAAAGTTAACACTGATACTAAAAGTCTTGATGAATTAGAAGAAAGATTAGGCGGACTTTCTAGCAGAACTATTACTATTACCGTTGAATCTGATTTAAGCAAGCAACTAGAAAAAAGTTTAGCTGATGCTGTCAAAGAAGCTGTCAAAGAAGGAATGTCAGAACAATCTTCAGCAACGGCTCAACAGCAAGCGGCTAAAGAGTCCTCACAAGCAAGTAAAACACAAAACGTAAATGTAGTCGCTAGTCCTAGTCGTGCTATCTTGGACGGGATTTTTGAGGGACTTGGTAACGGTTTCACCAATGGAATTAACCAAAGTATTGAGGATGCTGTCGGTGTAGATATTCCTACTATGACCAGAATATCTAGCAACATGATGTTGCGTTATTTTGGTGTGGGTAAAAAAGCGCAGTCAGATCCTAAAAATGAAAAAAAACGAGTAGAAGCAATTGTGACGGACGGCGTTAAAGCTTTTGTACAAGCACATGATTCAAGCACTAAAGCTTTTTATACTAATACGTCTCCTGCCCGCAATACGAGTACAAGTACAGGTTCATCTGTGTCTACCACAAGCAAAGTAAGTCAAAAGCGCAATTATTCAGCCATAGAAGATGATTTAGGCGTAGATTTTGATGCTGCTGGTAGATCGGCTTCTAAAGGGTTGCTGCGTTATTTTGGTGTGGGTAAAAAAGCGCAGTCAGATCCTAAAAATGAAAAAGCAAGAATAGAAGCAATTATACGAGGAATGGTTGATGATTATGCACCGCCACAGCCAATCAAGTTGCCTGGTTTTGTTTCCAAAGCTTTAAATACTATTGGCAATACTTTTTTACTTAGTGTTGATGAAACAATTAATGGTTTAGCCAGGCAATCTAAATCCGCTATATCTCAGGCTATTCGCAAAGGTTCACAGAGTGCATTGTCTCGATCCCCAGTCCAGGTTCAAAAAGTAGTTACTGCTTTGTTTGATGAGATGGAAGGGAAAGAAGGTGAATCATTTACAGTAGTTGCAGGCAAGGAGTTAGCAACTTCAGCCAAAAAGGGTGTTAATAGCTTATTAAAAACCATACTTCCAAATACTTACGGTGTTGCCAAAGATTTTCTGGCAACAGGAATCAAGAAAACCTCGACAAGCACTGCCTCTCCTGTGCTTAATAGCAATACTCAGCCACCTCATATATCCAATGCAGTTTTAACACCAGATTTGGTAACAACTCAAGCACCTGTAGAACAGCCATTAAATATTCCTGTAAATATTCCTAAAAAAGCCAAAAAACCACAACCAGAACTTGAACTATTGCCTATTGAAACTACCGCAAGTCAAGTACCACAGCAGTTAAAGCAGCACTTTGAAACCATAAAAACTAATACATTAAAAAATATTGATTTGTCTAAGCAGTATGCTGAAGCAACTGCTAGAGAGAACGGTGAAGAATTAGTGCCATTACAAAAAGGAAAACCCAAAAAATCAGATGAAATAAAACTGCAAAAAGAAATATCTTTAAAGGGTGTTAGTGATTCATTTACAGGCATAAATCAATATTTTAATGCAGAATATAAAAAATTAAAATCTGAGTTTGACATAGTTAAATTAACGGGAACTCCAGCAGAAATTAAAGCTACAAAAGAGAAAATTAAAAAATTTATAGATAATACCAAGCTTGCGGTACAAGACATAGATACTATTGCCAAACAAGCCCAAGATGCTGGTTTTGACAAAACAATTAACAGCGATCTTAGTAAAGTTCATGCTGGGGGTAAGTCTCAACTCAAATCCAGACAAACAAATGCCAAGGGATTGTTGGGCAAATTAAACACAGAAGAAAAAAAAGTTTTTGATAAGCAGCTTACCCACTATACACCTTTAGCTCAACAGTTAGGTATTGATATTGATGCGGGATTAGCAAAAGGTGTTAAACATGGCTCTGATGGCGTGTCAACTGCTGCCAGACAGATGCTTGATGATTTAATTGAAACTGTTGAAGCTAAGATGAAAATCCAGTCTCCATCTTTGGTGATGTTTGAGATTGGGATGATGATAGCTTCTGGGTTGTTTCTTGGGATGCAGAAGGGGAACAGCAAAGTTGCAGTAGGGGCTAGACAGCTTGTAAGCACTGTTAAAGATGCTGTGGGTTCAGCTAAGGAAATTCTTGAACCAGCGTTGGCTATTGGTAGTCTTATACCGGGTGTGTCTACTGCGGCCACTTATGGGGGTGTAGGACTAGCCGCATCTGATTCTGGGCTAAAGATGCTTGACAAAGTAGGGGAACGGCACGCTGCTAATCCTACACAAACATTATTTCAGTCTGCGTTTGAGTCTGGAAAAGATTTTATTACTGAGTTAAAGGCTGACAAGACACTTACCAAGCCTAGAGAAGCATTTGATCATTTTATTAATTTAAGCAAAGCAGGTGCAGCTACTTTCGGTGTAAACTCATTTACTGCTTTTGATGCGGCTCAGTCTGGCATGACAGCACTTTTAAGAAGTGGTGCAACAGGAAAAGCAGTAACCCAATCTCATGGGGAAACTAAGACCAGGTTAGCAAAAGATCCGTCTCTTGATTACATGACTACTTATAAAGCGGTTCTTACGGAGAAATTAAAAGACTTAAAGTTGACTAAACCTGAAATTGTCAAAGCTATTGGTAGTGCATTAAAAGTAGTTCCTACTGGTTTTGGTACAGCAGCTAATTCTGTTGCTGCAACCGCAGGGATGGTACTTGCTGATGGCATAGATGCTTTGACTATCCCCAGAGATTTATACAGGAATATTGCAACAAAAACTGCTAAAGGTGCAACTTATCAACAGGCGATCGCAGGATCAATTACTGACTTAGGCGCACCCGCTAAAGTAGCTGATGCCATTGGTAGCCTTGGGGACAAACACAGTGTTTCCTTAAATGCTTTTGCTCGCATGAGTGGCAACGTAGTTGAAAACATTAGCAGAAGTCTTGTTAATACTGTTGCGGCTTCATCTAAGGTTGTAAGTGTTAGCACCAATGCTGTAAATAATCAAGTTAAAAAGAATATGGGTCATTTGCCCAGTCAGCAACCAATAAGCAAACCTGACCCAAGCAGTGTTAGTAGTGCTGCTATAGTTTCTGGTAATGTTTCTCCCAAGCCATTTACGTCTATAGGCGGAAATATCATGAAAGGACTGGGCAAAGGAATGGCAGACAGCATTGGAAGTGTTACTAAAGTTATGGACAATGCTGGTAATGCAATTCAATCCCAAATTAAGCAAAACATGGGTATTAGTTCACCATCGAAGGTGATGATAGCGCTGGGCTTAATGATAGCGTCAGGGTTGGCTATAGGAATTAAATCTGGCAGAATAAACGTCCAAGGATCAATCCAATCAGTTATTGCTGTTATTAATTCCGGGGTAGATAAGTACAAAAGTATTAAGCAGTTTCTTTCTCAAGGATTGCAAGAAGATTCTGGTAATGTAGTTAGTCAATTAATCCAATCATTACAGAAAGATTTTGGTGATAATAGTTTTATTGGCAATGGATTAAATAATATTAAACAAACTATAGAAGATAATTTAAAACAAATAAATAAATTATTTTTGTCTGTACCTGTAGTGCAAAACATAAATAAGTTTTTGTATGACACAGAACAGAGTATTAGTCGATTTAACTCAAGGTTAGTTGCTAAAATCAAAAACGTTTTTGAAGCCAGTAATAACTTTAACGATGTTGGCAGCAGTTTTGTGTCTGCAATTGGAAATAGTTTAATAAAATCATTTAGTACACTTAAAGACAGAATTTTTAGTAGCCTTGCTACAAGCTTGTCTTCTTTGATGTCTCCATTGGTAAATATAATTGGAAGAAGTAATAGTTTTGCAGATTTAGGAGTTAATTTAATTTCGTCTATTTCTAAAACGCTAAATTCAGTCATTAGTTTCTCGGTATGGAAAATTAAAAATGTATACAAAAGTATTTTGTTAGCCATTTTAAATAGCAATGATTTTTCAGAATTTGCAAATAATCTATTCTTACCCATAAAAAAAGCTATAGCAGTTTCTGGTGGTAATTTGTTAAAAACAATCATTGATACAGGTAAAAATATTGGAACATCTGCAAAAAATATATTTAAGAGCTTTTTACCAAATACTAATAATGCTCCTGACCTGAAGTTAAATTTAACTTCAGGTGTAGATATTAATCAACAACCACTAGAAGCGCCTAAGCTAACTACCGATTTATTACCAGGACAATTAACTGGAAACAATTATAATAAATTAGCTAATTTGGTTTTGCAGCTAACAGGAAAAACTGCAAGCCAACGACAAATACCTTTGCTAGAAAAAGAGACTGACCCCAGCATGGCCGGAATGGCTGGGGCTTATTACCGAGGAGATAATAAAATACGTATACACGCAAAAGATTATGAAGCATTAATTTCATCAGATGTTAGCAAGTTGTCTGACGATCTTATTGATACAATATTGCATGAGATGTTTCACGCTATTCAATATGATTTTGGGAAAATTAAAACAGTACAGGAAGCATCTATGTTTTCCCCATCTCCTACTCTTAAAGAGATGGCTAAATGGAGTAGTGTTTCAGAGTTTAGTGCCGATAGACGCAGAGGTAAATATTCTCCTGAAGTTGTTAACGCAACCTTTGATTTGGAATTAGGTGCTTATAGTTTTGGAAGTAGATATACACAACAAGCTAAAGAAGCATTAAAAACAAATACTTCATTAAGTCAGTCTGTATCAGGATCTCCAAACCAAGTTGCCAAAGAAGTGCAACAACTACAACAAGCAGCGTTGAAGATTGGAAAGTCTCATTATAATGCTTTGGAGAAACTTCAGAAAATGAATCTATCTGATGAAGCGTATAACAAATATCATTCAATGGCTAATATTGCCCGTGACAAAGGTATTAGTTTTGCTGAATCCTTAGACAGCGTTGAAAGCTTATCTCCTGAAGAAGTCCAACAAGCTATAGAAAAATTTAATAAAATTGTTGATTACATTAACAATATCCCTGAAACAGTTAACCAAAAATCATTTGAAATAAATCATGAAAGACAAAAATCAAAGTCAATACCTGTAGCTAAAGTAGTACAGTCTAGCTCATTAGAACAGAGTAAACTACCAAAAGAATTACAACAAACAATACTATCGTTTAAGCAGACTTATCAAGATATTTCTGGTCAAATCAAAACGATGAATTTGCCAGACGATATTTACTCTCAAGCCCATAAAGCTATTGAAAAAGGTCATAACAAAGGTACTGAACTAATTGAAGTATTAAACAATATTCAAGACTTATCTCCTGAACAAGCTAATTCAGCTATAGAAAAATTTAATCAATATAAAGCTTTTATTGCTGATATTCCTGATGCTATTAGTAAGCACATTAAACCACAAGAAGCCACTAACAAAGAATCAGGTTTACCTGATTCAGCAAAAGTCGGACACCAAGTACAACAAAGTGAATTTTTTAAAGATATCAAGCAAGCAATAAACAAAAGTACCAGTTTAAAAGACTTAGTTTCTAATCTTGCCTCTACCTTGCTTCAAGCTATTTTAAATCCAGTTCGCAAATACATATCATCTTTTGCTACAAAAATATTTGCTGGTTTTACAAATACAGAAGATCAGCCCATTCAGGCTTTTAAGCAAAACTTACCTCAGCAAATTGATCAATCACTAACTAACGTCCACAGAACTGTTTCACCTGTTTTACCTGTACAATTTCAAGCAAGTGATTATGAATTTTATCGTCAATTAAACAAGTCAAACGGTAGCGCATTTAACAACCCTGTTGTTGGGCAGATAAACAATGTTGCTGGCAAATTAAAGCCTTCTCAAGACCTTAAAGAAATAGGCACTAACTTAATATCTTCTTTTGCAAGAGGAATTGCCTTATCCGGTAGTTTTGCTTTAGCAGTAGTCACTAAATTTGCCAAGGGCATACTAAGCGCAGTTAAAAAAGTATTTAGAATAGCGTCACCATCAGGTGAAGGTATTGATACTGGGGAAAATTACGCCAGTTCCCATGCTATTGGTATTAACAACCAAGCCCAGACCGCTGTTAATGCTGCTAGAAACATGGCAGAAAATGTTAGAAATGCGATCGCTGATCCTTGGGATACCCCTCTTCCAATGAACCCTGTGTTTCAGCAAGATTTAGATTTAGAAAACCAAGCACAAGCCCATATCAAAGCCACCAAAGAACACTTCCAAAAACTCAAGATTCAAGATTTATTATCCGACGTTGGTGTTAACTTTGGTGTCGATTTTGGGCATGAGGGTATTGCCAGTAATGTTCTTTCTAGCTCTAATTTACTTGGTTATTTAAACAAGAAATCGGCAAATCTCACCCCACTTCAAAGCACTGTTTATAATAGACTTGTTGGCGATTTTCAGAGCCAAAAAGCCATAGCCGCTCACCATTTTGCGATCGCTCGCGCTGATGGAAACCCAGTAGATCCCGCTCTTCTCAGAGGTCTTGACGCGGGCTTTAATTCTATATTGTTAAGAATAGTTGAATTTTCAAAAAGATTGGGGATAAAAGGTCAGTCAATTGACGAATTATTAGCATCAAATCGGTCAGTTGTAAATACAGCGGCTTACCAGCCACCTAGATTTGTAGCACCTAAAACCCCAGTACCGGAAAGACAACCAGGACAAACAGACCAAGAATATAGTCAAGCCGTAAAACGCGCTTTAGCAGAAGATAACAATAATTATCGTAAGGCTAGAAACGCATACAACCGAATGATACTGGGCGTTAGCGACACCCCAACACCAAAAATAACCCAGTTGCCAGCCCTTCCCCCTGTTCCCGTTTATGCAAGAGAGATTATTGAACCCGTAACCAATGTACCACCAGTTCAGCGGACACAAACTACCATTCCTTCAATCCCAGATCCTTGGAACGATTCAGTAGAGCAACTAGTCAACACTGTCAAGCAAACAGCAAAAACTCAATTTCTATTACCACCTGCTAGAGAACGCTTAAACATCAATTCGTTTGTACAAACTCAATCTAATCTACAGAGATTGGCTAGAGAAATTGTTGCTCAACAACCGATGACGCAACTATCAAGACCCCAACCACCAACAATACAGCGTACTAGCCCAATAATTTTACCAGGGAACTTTGTACCCAATCCCAACGCACAGATACTTTCCAGCAGGAACTTCGCACCCAACCCCAACGCACAGATCATCTCATCTCAAAAGTTTACGCCCAAACCCGATGCACAATTGATTTTACCAGTTGTTCAAGGGCTGTCACCAGCCATAAGATCAACTCATTCACTGGCACAAAATAGTATAAGTGCTTTAATTGCTGCTAACAAACAAATACAAGCTACTATTGCCGGGAATAAGGTAACGGTCTCTTCTCGTTTTGCACCCATACCAGATCCTTGGACTACACCACCTTTGCCTACGCAAACAGTCAAACAATTAAGCAATCAAATGACTGGGCAATATGGTCCAATACCTGCCTCTTGGCTAACATCACCGCGTTCTACCCAAGCGTTTAAGCAAGCTAGTAAATTACCTATTGGACAAATACCTGTTACACTTCCATCTACCGTACCATCCCTTATCCCCCAACCTGCTGGTACTACTGCGCCAAAATATGTTTTCCCGCCTCAATCTCTTGGAAGTACCGTACCAGCATACACATTTCCTGTTAACCCAACTCCAAAACCACCTATAGCACCTGTACCACCCATACCACCAACATTATTAGATCAATACTTAAATTTAGGTACTGATTTGGTGACAAATATTTTTAATGCTGTTAGTGCAAGTATCCGCCAAAGCACCTTGTCTGGTTATGCTTCATTGGGTCAAGTCATGCGGAATGCTGTTAACGCAGCTTTGTTTTCTTTGGCAGACACGCTTAAACAACCACTACATCAGGCTTTATTGTCTCAAGCCAGGAGTATGTTGCCTTGGTTCTTGAAATTTATACCTGCAAGTTTTCAATTGCTTCCTAAACTAAGCTTTGCCATACCTTTTGTTGGTGGTATGGTGTTAAGACTAGGTAATTCAATTGTTAAAAATTTACTGGAAAACAATATTTTAAAAGAAGGTGGTTTCTTAACAAATCTACTGAGTTCTATTACTAGAATAGATTTATCGGCTTTATCAGGAACTAAAACTGCTGGCGTTGCAGGGTTTTTGAAAAATATTGTAAATCCACTACCTTTCCTGATTGGATCACAAATTAGTTCATCGTCGCTAGGACTATTAAGCGCAAGCCCGCTTTATGATGCTTTTAGTGGTATTTTAGGGTTAGATAAGTCTGTAAAACCCAACCCCAAGAAACAAGCTCCTACTATTGAAAAAGTATTACAAGACCAGACTAAAATCAATAGAGAAAAAGCTCTCTTGCGTGATGTCAAAGATATTGGTGCTAGTACCAATATCAACACAGGGGTAGGACAAAATCTTGCTGCTAATGCCAGTATTGCTAGTAAAGAACTAGTAGAAAACTTAGGAAATACTTTACTAAACAGTGTTTTAAATAATCTTGATATTCCTGTTATTCCTAAGTCTGTAATTCAAGGAATGATTGGCAAGGCAATGGGAGAGAGATCGGGAACAATCGCGGATGCTATTAATGCGTTTGGTACTCAAAAAAGCAAGGCTGAACAATTATTAGAAAAAACCGTTCAATCAGGTAGAACAGATGTTAGCGCAAGAGCAGACATACTCACTAAACAAATATTAAGAGAGCGTGGTGTCACTGAATCTGTGCGTAATGCCATGACACCGGAACAATTAGCCGCAGCCCGTGAAAAAATAACTAAATCCCCAATTGATTTAACCGCTAGAGAGCGCAAACTTCTGAGGTTTATGGGTGATTTTGAATCTCATGCAGCAAAGATGGGAAATGATGTGGCCACAAGAAAGCGGGATGCTATGGCAATGTCTGTTTTGCAAGAACGCGGAATGAGTCGCGCTGAAAGAAAGCAGGTTCAACAATCACAGGGCGGACAAGGTTTAAGCAGTTTTGCTGACAACTTGAGAGACAATCCCCGTACAGGCGGATTTATGGGTAGATTCACAGAAGCTTACGCTAGTAATGACCAGGATGCAATGAAGGAACTGGTCAAGCAAGGGTTAAGAAAAGCTGGGATGTCTACCAAGCAAATCAACAACATTGACCCCAAGCTTTTGGACACAGCCACCGCAGGATTGATGACCACGTTGAGCGGACTACAGGCTAAATTCAGGGAAAAAGGCTTTGATATGGGTAAAGCCTTAGCTAAAGGCTTAAAAGACTCAATGGTGAATCTAGCTAACGCCAAAGATGATTTAGAGTACAACGCCAAAAAAGCATTAGGACAAGCTAATTTTGGTGACTCCGTGGGATTAATATTCCGCCGTATGTTTAGGGGTACAGCAGCCACTCAGTCCCAATTTACAGAAATGTACAACCAGATGGGGTCTGGGGTGAAAAACTTGCTGTTTAAAGATCGCAGCCAAGGCGATGAGATGTTCCCCAATGTTCTTCAATTCTTTGGCTCAATTGCTACCACTTTAGCACCAATTACTACCATGATAGGTGCAATCACGCCATTGTTATTACCTTTAGCTCCAATCATTACAGGTATAGGCATGGCTGTAAACATGGTTGCACCTCACGTAGCTAAATTAATAGATGGTATTCAAAGGGTAGAGGTATTACAGAGAAGATTTAAGTTTTTAGGCGGATCAACAGAGGGCGGAAAAGCAGAATTTAATTACGCAAAAGATATTGCCAACAAACTTAATGTGCCTTCAGAAGTAGCTGCTAACTCTTATTCCCAACTAGCGATCGCAGCTAAAGACAGCAAGATGGAAGGTCAAGGGGTTAAGGAACTATTTGAAGGTATCACCTCATCTCTAAGCGCGTTGGGTATCAACGGTCAGGATGCTAGTCTGGTATTTACGGCATATACGCAGATATTAGCTAAAGGTAAGCTGTCTATGGAAGAACTCAGGCAGCAGTTAGGTGAAAAGTTCCCACCTGCCATGGCTGTATTTGCCAAAGCTATGGGTGTATCAGTGCCAGAAATGAATGCCCTGGTAGCATCTGGTAGCATTTTGTCTCAAGATATTTTACCTAAAGTGGCTAAAATATTAAAAGAAGATTATGGCAATTCTGCCTCTAACCAAGCCGGCGGACTGGCAGTTGCACTAACCAGGCTAGGCAATGTAGGCTTTGAGATTACAACAATATTTACTGATAAACTTGGTGGCACACTAGCATTCTTTGTAAACAGCTTTGCTAATGTTTTAGGCGTACTTAGCGGTGCATTAAAAGATTTAATACCACTAGCCCAATCTTTTATGATTGGATTTGCGGCCACAATCAGCATAGGATTAACAATCATTCTTTCCAAGTTTAAGCCTTTGCAGGTTGCCATAGGTAGTTTGCAAAGCTTCTTGTTAGCTACCTTTTCCGCTATTACCACCAATATGATGCCTATGGTTATTGGTGTAATGTCTGACGTTGCCGATGGCTGGTTAGGTGCAGAAAAGAACCTTATGGACAATATGTTCCAAGGCATTAGCAATATGTTTGTCACTGTTTTTGGGACTATAGATTCAGTCATGCGTTCCATGAGTAACAATCAATTTAGTTTTTCTAGTATGTTTGGTGGCTTAATCCAAGGCGCACAACAGGCTGGTAATATCATGGAATGGCTTAAAGGAGTGTTTGCAGGATTCTTTAAAATTATTCCATCTGGATTGGTAGAACTACTCGCTATAGTATTCATGCTAGAACAGGGGACGGGCTTAATGGTTATGGCTCTGTGGCCTGCTATTAAAGGCTTGTGGGGAGGCATTACCGGAATATTTGGTGCTACGGCAAAAGCATTTTATGGAGTAATGGGGACAATTAAATCTGTTACTGAATTAATGATGACATCTTCTGCTGTTGCTGGAAACGCTATGAACGATGTGGCGGTTAGGAACGCAAGAAGTATGGCAATAGTTCAGGGGGGGCTGGCCTTCTTGAGTAAAGCGTTGTTGCACTTTAGCATAGGCTATGCTGCTCTCATGTTTTCTAAGGGTGACTTTAGCGACCCTATGAGAGAATCAATTAATAAGTCTACCGCAGACATTAACAAACACTTAACTGATGTCAGACTAAATATCAACAAAACCACCGAAGCGTTTAACAAAGCCACTAAATCAGTAGAGGAACTGGGTAAAGGTATTGCTAACGCTCTACCATCCAAGGGTGTGCAACTAGACATTAGAAGTCTCTGGGGTGGTGGTGACTGGAAATGGGACGATGCGGTACGGGAAACTAACGCGAAATACAGAACAGATGGTAAAGGCGGGAGTCCACAGGGTCCAAGCGCAATGGATGTTATAGGAACTGGTGCTTTATATGCCGGAGGTGCTGGATATGCTGTTGCTGCTGGATCTAAAGCAATAAAAGCAATTGTAGACCTTGCAGTAAAAGCAGCCCCAATCTTGGCCTCAAATGCAGCGGCTAAAGGATATGGTCCACTTATGCCAGTTCCTCTTTTTGGCAGACTTGCTACAGCAATAGCCCCTGTGGTTGCCATAATGGGTCCCTGGGGTTTAGCGATCGCGGGTCTTATTACTGCTGTTATTGCGGCTACTGTGGCTTTAGACTTGTTTGCTCCCAAGATTACTCAGAAGCAACTAGACGCGTTACCCGATGAAATTAAACAGATTATCAATGCCAAGAAAGAAGGTGAAAGATTAGATTTAGCATCACAACAGGTTATTAAACTTTACAATGATCAGAAGTTGAACAATGAGCGACTACGCGAGTTTGCCAACTCAGTAGGACTAGATGGCGACCCCAATAACTTTGTTGCACCACGGGTTGCTACTATGCCTAAAGCGCTAAAGGAAAAATTTGAACTTACTGATAAAGCAAAAAACATTAATACTGACATTGAAAACAAAAGAAGATCACTGAAAGCAATAGAAGACAATGCAGACACGGAAGTTAAAGAGTCAGACAAGATGGTAGAACATTATAAGAAGGTACAAGCTGAACTCGCTCAACTTGAAAAAAATAAAAAGTTGATGCAGATATCTTTTATGGCTAGTTATGGCAATAAGTCAAACATGGATGCAATTGATAATGATATTGCTAAACAAAAACTTGTAGTTGATGAATTAGGAATGCGTGAAGCGCAGATAAAAAAAGAGGAAATGCAATATTCATTTTTTGGCCGTCCTAGTTTCTCTGGGACAAGTCAGAAAATGAAATATGCAAAGGATGGGCAAAACTATAAAGAAGAATCTCAAAAATTAGAGAACTTAAAAAAACAAAAAGCCACTTTAGAAATAAATATTGGTGCTTCAGCCCAACGCAGACTTAACTATGATGAGATCAAGAATATTGACGCTAGACTCAAGAAAGCTGCTACTGAGTTTGTGGACTTACAAGAACAACTAAGAACAAACCCTAGCTCTGCTTTACGCTCTAAAGCAGGAATAACCAGGGAGCTGATTAAACAACTGCAAAAACAAAGGGAGAAATTTGTTGACAGCTTTGGCGACCCCACACCTGCACTCAAGAGATCGATCAAAGATATCAAAGATAAGATAGCCGAAGTTCAGACCAAGAGCGATGTTCCAGAAGCACAAAAGAAGGTTACTACCAAGCAACTTAGAGAAACTCTAAATCAATTTGAAAAGATGTTGGCGACTGCAACTCAGTTTAGTGTTACAGAAATATCTGAAAGTATGTACACTCAGGCAACCAATGCACTCAAGGACGCTGAGACTAAGTACAATGCAAACATGAATGCCAATAAGATAGCATCGAACCTATCCCAATCCAGGATTTACGGCAAAACTAACCTGACATCTCAACAGATTGCTCCTGAATTATCCAGACAACAAATCAAGGATTTAGAGACTCAACAATCTGAACTTAATAAGAATTTAACAGTCAAGGAATCTAACCTCAAAAATCTGAATGTTGCCCTTGCGTTAGGGGTTGGTGACATGGCTGGGCTGACATCAGAGATAGAGAAGCTACAGCAGGACATCATGAAGGACAAAGAACAGATTAGCCAAAATGTCCTTGAGATTGCCAAAGCCCGGCGCGAAGCTAATCAAGCGTTAATTGACCAGACTAAGCAGGTGGCGGAATACTACCGGACAAATATTAGAGAATCTGAATTAGCTGTTATTGAATACAAAAAAGCCATTGTCAGTATCAAAAACCTGGGATTTGCTAACAGGTTGAGACAGGCATTAATTGGGGCGGGAACTAACATTGTTACTGAGTTTGTAGAAGGTTTAATTAATATATTTCAGCAACTTGGTGAGATTGAAAACATCAGAATTGATCAGGAAAGGCAAAAACTAGAATACCGAAATAATATTACAGACATGCAGTTAAGAATGTCTGAATTACAGCGTAGTATTCCTGGTTTAGACCCCAATAAACTTGGCCAATTCAATCAATCCTTAAAAGGTATTGGTGGCACTTTATTGGACATTGGTAAAGAGATTGAGCGCATTAACAAAATGCTAGGAATAGATGTGGTTAATTCTACCAACGGGTTAAACATGGCACTAACAAAAGTGTCTAACACATTTTCTAATCTTAACTCCATGCCTAGCATTGTTGTTTCATTGCCAGGTAATCCTAACACGCCTGTACCTCCTTCGCTACACCCGCCCATTGATCGAATTATACCTATATCTAATCCTAAAAAACCCAACAACGATCCGTATGAGTGGATGGGAATACCAACAAAGCAATCAGAATTACCCGCCATTAATCCGACAGCGATCGCATCCATGAGCAAAGGGGTCTTAGTGGCAGGAATTGCCAGTGATGTTCCCTACCTACCTCCACAACCTCAACTAGTGGCTCAAGCCCTGCCTGGTGGCAAACCAAAAAACAATAAACCCAAGCCTCCCTTTAATGCCATTGTGTCCCCGATTGGTGGAATGAATATCTCTGAATTTAATAAGGAAAATTACTCAGTTAATTCAGATAAAAAAATAACAATTTATGGTGGTGAAACCCAAAAATTGCTTTCGTCTATCACAGGGTCACTATTAAAAGTGAACGCAAATACAGTAGAAGTACAAAAAAAGATTAATGGAAAATTATTGAAAATCAGATATGAAGGTCTTAATATAGACAAAAACATCAAGTTCGGCAAAGACAAGAGAGCATCTGTCACGGCTGGACAAGTCTTAGGCACGCAGGCTGGTATGTTAGAGGGAAGCGGCGGGGTTGATGTTTCTGTGACAATAGACGGTATCAAAAAAAATCCCAGTAAGTTTTTCCGAGATGCAGTTGAGGGGAGTCGGCGAAACCCTATAACTAGACTTGGTAATTGGTTTTTTGATGAAATAGATCGTGATACTGAAAAACTGGGTTTAGTTCCACAAAATGTTAGTCCATCCTGGCTAAAAAATCTTGGAAGAGGCGTTGGCAATCTTGGAAGAGGCATTGGCAATCTTGGAAAAGGAGCATGGAATATGACGACTTCAGTTTTTGGATTTGGCAAAAGAGTAGTTGAAAATAGCCCAGGCGGTGAAATTGTAAAACAAACTCCAATAGGAAAAGCGGTAGTACAAACTTTAGCTGAACAACGAAAGAGAGAAGAAGAACAAAAGAGAGAAGAAGAACGAAAGAGAAAACAACAACAACAAAAGAGAGAAGAAGAACGAAAGAGAAAACAACAACAACAAAAGAGAGAAGAAGAACGAAAGAGAAAACAACAACAACAAAAGAGAGAAGAAGAACGAAAGAGAGAAGAAGAACGAAAGAGAAGAGAAAAACCAACAGAAACCCTTCAAAACACTGCTAGAGACCTAACAAAAAAACAGATAAGAGGGCAAACAGTTGATCCCAAAACACAACAGCGACTTATCCCTCCAGCGGCTACTCTTAATGCAGAGGCAAAAAAAGAGGCAGCAAGGGGACAAATTAGACTCTCAAAAGAACAGGAGAGGGCTGCCATAATCAAAGCACTAACGGATCTGAGAAAATTAAGAATAAAGACTGAAAACGAAAAAGATGATACAGACCTACGTAGACGACGACGTGAACTAACTACTAGGAAGATACTTCTTGATAGTGACCCTGCTGCTACTGAACAGAAAAAATTTGATCTAGCATACGCAGAGGAATCGCTCAGGATAGATGAAGAAAGTAATAGCCTCAGAAAGATTGTTCGCGCATCTCGAATGCCCAATCTGTCTGGAGAAGAAATTAACACTTTGGTTAAGCGACTTCAATCACTTGGCATAAAAACGGACGGGAAAGAACTGCAAAAACTCTATAGTGCTTTGCAAAGTTCCAATACGAAAGAAGCCCAGTCAGCCCAAAACCAATTAAATGCCCTGATAAAAAACAAGCCTATGATCCTACAACGGCTTAAAGATGATTTTATTTTTAGGCAAAAAATATCACAAAACACTCGTATGTCTGACAATCTTGGTATTGATATAGGCGTACTGCAAAGTCAGCTAGAGTTGCTTAAACAAAAAGAAAAATCGTTCCCATTAAATAAAGATATATTGCAGATACCATCAATGGAGCGGGCAGTAGCGATCGCTAATTTACAAAATCAAAAACTAAAATCTGAGAATGAACTACTAGAACAACAGAGAACTAAGCGGGGATCAATGACTAAAGAGGACTTTGAGCGCAGAAGAAGGGCGATTGAAACAACCTATAAACTAGGAATGGAAAAAATTGATATGCAGTACAATACTGACAATTTAGCCAAACAAATTGAACGAGAAATAAATGCTTTAGATGTCAAAATCTTGATTGAGGATGTTGGTATTAAAAACTTAGATTTACAGGCAAAGATGTTTGCAGCCACAGCCGCAGATGGCATGGTAGATGTTGCTAATATTTCTAAGCGGGCTACCCTGGAACAAGAAAGTGCATTAAACAGACTTAATAGAGAAATCCTTGACACCCAAAACAATACTAAACTCACCGCAGAACAAAGGCAACAACGCATAGATGCTCTCAAGGCAAACAGTGGACTTGAGTTAGGTGCAATTAGAAAACAATCTGAGCGCGATACTCGCAAGGGTGAACTACAAAATCAAAAAACAGAATTAGATACTAGGATCAAAGTATCTGATTCCGCTAAAACTGTATTAGAGAGTAAAGGTAATATTGCTAAGGCACTAGGACTTGACCTGGCTGGGGAAAGAATTGATAAGCAGATAGCCCAAATTAATTTAAGCCATGAGTACGCACAGAAGAAGATGCAACTAGAACAAGATGTTGAAAATATGAAAATCAGCAATGAAAATGCGATCGCGCTTAGAGAAAATTTAGATGCGGAAATGGCATTAAAATCAGAAGCTATTAAGATTCAATATTCAGAGTTTAGTCAGGTTCTCAAGTCTTTCACAGGTGGCTTTAAGAGTGCCCTTAAAGAATTTATTTGGAACAAAGAAGGAGATAGTTGGGCTGATTCACTGGATAAGCTTTGGAAGGGAATATCTAATACCATTCTTGATAGTTTGGCTGAAATTGCATCCAAGTACATGACCGATGCACTCTTTAGCTGGATACAACCACCAACCCAGAATCTAAACACAGCAGCATTGCAACTACAACAAGCAGCCGCGTCTCTGTCTGCAATTGGCAGTAATTCCCCTATACCTGATTTTCCTGGTATGCCTGGTTCTAGTGTTTTTAGCACCATGGGACTTGGCAATATTGATTCCTTTTCCCCAGGTGATTTTGATTTTAGTTCTTTTGGTTTTGATGCACTAGGATCTGCTGACTTTGGCTCACTGAACCTCTCAGGATTTGCTAAGGGTGGCATGATTGATGAAGATACCCTGGGTAAAATCCAGAATTTTGCTAACGGGGGGATTGTGGGAGCAATGAACAAAGAACGCTCTCTCACTGGTAAGACACCCCACTTGATAGTAGCTTCTGAAGGTGAGCGTATTCTTAATCACAGGGAAACGGCTGTTTGGAATAGATTGCAATCTGGTATTACTGGTTTTGCCGATGGTGGTATAGTCGGTGGTGGTAAAGGTGAGATGGCCTCAAGGATTGGTAATACTACTACCGTTAATGTCCCTGTCAGTGTATCCGTAAGTGGCAATGATTCAGAGGTTGATTCTAACAGGTTGTCACAGACTGTACAGGCACTTGTGAGCGACGGTATTCGCAGGGAATTAAGACCCGGTGGTTCTATCAGTAGAGGTAATCCTTATAAGCGGTAATAAAAAGCGGGATTTGCCCGCTTTTGTGTTTATTCCGCTAAGGGTAGATTTGCTAATTCAGGAATCGGGGGGTTCTGAACAAACTCTGTAATTACTTCCTGGACTACGCTCTCATTAATCTTGAGTGTTTCTATTAGCTCCTCTAAAGGTGGCAATTCTTCAAAATCAGGTTTAAAGTTAGTCACTTTTCTTACCTCCTCTGGGGGCTGCCATCCCCGCTGCTCCTGATCCTAATGCCAGCGCCACGTTGTATGCACCGTTGACTTTACTGTCGTTTGTGTTTGGTATCACAAGAACCGTAACTACAATCAATGCACTGAATAAGCCTAGTGTTAATGGTATTAAATCTTCTTTCATGTCTAGAGACTGGGTAAAATTGGTGATTTTGAGTAGTATTTGACGCATTTGCAATTTGCCCGACATTGACAATTTTCTCCTGGGTTGGGCAACGTTCCAATCTTTACCCAACCTACACCACTATAACGCACACAATCATCGCAACTATGGAAAGCTGCTAAAACCCTTCTTTCCCACAAAAACCCATTTCTTGCGTGACCTTCTAGCCTGCCATCTTCATAGAAGTGTCTGGTTTTGTTGTAGTACATCTGCACCCTAGCTAGTATCTGCGCTTCTGACAGATTACCCTGGATGATGTCATGGGAAAAACCACGCAGATATTGGTATTGCAAGTTCACCTTACCACTTATTTCGGCATGGTCTCGCCAATCCATTTGCTTGATGCCACCTATACCTAATGAGTATTGGTAGATGGCTAAATTCCTGATGGATTGGGCTGTCTTCTGTTCCCACGTACTGACATTAATTTTACCTGATAGCAAATCTTTAGTGATTTTGTTGCCTGCCTGTAATTCGTATTCTATGGCTTTCTTTGTAATTCTGACTACATCCTTCTCTCTGACAAATTGCCCTTTCTTATTGCCATTTGCATAGTGGTATTGTTGGCTATTAGCATTCCAGTAAAAGCTGTTTGATTCCTGAGCAGACTTAGTTGCCCAGGAACTATACTTTTTTTCAGCTACGTTCTCCTCTGTGTCTACACTGGTTTCTAGTGACTCTAAAGGAACAATTCCTGCTAGTTCCCTCATCCGGTTAACTACTGCTAAATCCTCGCCGCTGAAAGTACCACTGGTCACGCAATTATTGACAACACTTAAAAGAGCGATCGCGTCTTCATTGTCTTGAGTTTTGACGGGAAAAATACCGTAGTCTTTTTGTTCTCCAAAGTTAAATTCAATCATGGGACGGATCACCTTTTCAATTAAGGTGTCTCCCACTAATTCCATCTGTGACTTGATTACCAGTTCTAAGATATTTCTGTGGCCAGAGTTGAGATTACTGTCACCACTACCACTCATGCCCATACCTGTAACAGTTTTAGGCACTAGCCACGATAGCATAATCATGGACTCTAAGTAACTAAGTATATTAATCCAAAAATCACCATTGGTTTCGTTGGCAACCGCAAATATCTCATCGGCAATATCAATTACTGCAAAAGCATTAGTCCTGCTTTCAGCAAGATTTTTAGACATTACGTAACCTTGGTTATA